CCGACGGCGGCAGCGATTGGGCCGAATTTCGCCTGCTCGACAGCAGCGGCCGTCGCATCGCGACAGTCGTAGTGGAAGGTTACTAGCTGCCGAAGCGGCAGCTCGGAGGCTCACCATGAAACATATGCTCATCGGAATAGTAATCGGTCTATCGTTCGCGGCGCTCGTGCCGCTCGTCTACCGTTACGTGGCACCGGACGGTTACTGTTACGCCACCGGTGGCCACCTACTAGGTTATTCCAACGACAACCAGTTCGTTTGCATTCACCATTACCCAGACAGATCCGCTGAGTGACCCAGCAACGCTACCATCAGTGCGCCCGCTGCGGCGCCCGCATCCCGCTAGTCTACGGCACCGGCGGCCTCTGTCCGCGCTGCGCGGCGCTGCGGCCAGCGCCCGCTATTGTCCAGGTCCGCTATACCAAAATTCCGCTATATCGAAATTCCCGCTATTTGGAAATTCCGCTATACCGAAATTCCCACTAATCCGAAATTCCCCCAAGTCACACAGGAACCAATCGTATGAGTAACGTAGGAACGGGAGCACTTCGCTTCGTGCGCAGGTACTATCCCGATGTCAACAAAGTCGAGGACGCCAAGCGCGGCACGATCATCACAGTCACGCAGCGTGACTGCGACTCAGGCGTCGGCAAAGCCGCTAACCTCTGTGCGATCGCCAAAGCCGCCGAGCGCCGCTGGGACGGCGCAATCGTCTCGCTATCGCGAGCCTATTTGATTAGAGGCCGCACCGCCTACCGCTACCAAGTCCCCGATCACGTCGAAAAGGAACTCATCGTGTTCGACCGCTCCCACAGCTTCTCTCCCGGCAAATACCAACTCGACAAGGTACATGCGGGTAATCTACTCGGCCGCACGACCCGAATTCCCAAGAAGCCGGGCCGCAAAACCAACCAATATAAGAAGAATCGCAAACACTACACTGAGGGCGTCCGCTCTCTCACTAAGCACGCTAGCTAACGCGGAGCGTTACGGAGGCTCACACCATGCAGGATTGGAAGCGGGATTTCCTAAACACAGCTTGGGCAGAATATGTCCGCTGGCGGTCCGGCCGCTACCACTACAGCTACTATCCAACACGTCGCCATTACACTGTAGATAATCTTAAATCGCATCTTCGCTGCCGAAAAGGATGGCGAGTCTAGGAGGCTCAAATGAAATCACAGATCGACTGGAACGAAATCATTCCCAAGCTAGGCGAGGGCCTGCAGCAGACCCTCTACCTGGAGGCAGTCCGCCTAATCACCAGCGGCGCGCAAGGCCGCGCCAACGGCACCGCGCCAGCTAGCGGCGAATCGGCTCTCGAGCGCAAGCGCCGCTGGGCGCGCGAGTGGTACCGCGCCAACCGCGGCAAGTTTAAAGCGGCCCGCCGCCGCTCTTACGCTGACAGCAAGCGCGTCTACGACAACAGCAAGCGCAACTACGCCGCCGAATACGCCCGTCGAATCGAAACCGGCTCCCAGACCCGCAAAACCACGCGCCGCAAGTTCACCCCCGCCATGAAACAGGAGATCCTCTCCTACTACAAAGAGCACGGCCACAGAGCCACCGCCGACAAATTCCGAATCAGCGGCTCAATGATCCGTCGCTGGCGAGCCGGCAAACTCACGCCCACCGAGGCCAAGGACACCAAATGACCACCCAACTAGACCAACCCAAAATCTGCTCGATCTGTTTCCTACCCTTCATCGAATGGGGCAATAACGCGCAGCCCGTCAATGACGGCCGCTGCTGCAACGACTGTAACTGGAATGTAGTGCTGCCAGCGCGCCTCGCCCTTCACGGACTAGTCACAAAGGTAGCGGAGCACACCAACGATGACCTCTAAAGATAGGGGCCTCGCCGCCCTCGACGTTATCATGCTCCGCAGACTCGCTAACGAGGCCCTCGACTACATCGAGGGTCTCGAGTCCGCCAACGCCGAACTGTTGACCGCGCTGCGCGAGATCGCCGAGTACAAAGACTATGGCTCCCTCGCCAATGCGCGCGCACGCGCCGCCATCGCCAAATACTCGGAGGCTCAACCATGATTCGAGTAACCCGCAAATCCGCCCTCACCGGCATCACACGCACCCGCGACATCGACTGCACCCCCGAACAGCTAGCCCGCTGGCAACAGGGCGAGCTAATCCAGAACGTCATGCCACACCTGTCGGCGGCCGACAGAGAGTTCCTCATCAGCGGCACCAGCGACGAAGAATGGTCCGCACTAACGGAGGGCCGCTAATGGAATACCTCGCATTCGCCACCAAGCTCGAGGATCTCGAATCCAACCTAATCCGGCTCGCCACCGCCATGGAAGCTGGTATCAAGAACACCCATCAAATCGCCGTGGCGCTCGAGGAAACTGTCCAGGTGCTTCACCAGCACACAACCCTGCTGTCCAGCATCCAAACTATCCTGCGGGGCCGCTAATGAAATCGAATATGGCAGGCAGGTACATCCTCAAGGACCATATCGCCATTCCAACGGACGATATTGTGGAGTGGGGCCAGTGGTTCGAGTCCGCCGATCGTCACGTCGCCAAATCCCTAGTTGGCGACCACCTAGTCTCCACCGTCTTCCTAGGAATAGACCATCAGTGGTTCGATGGCCCCCCAATTCTATTCGAGACAATGATTTTCGGGCCGGGCAGCACCGCCCTCGACTACCAGACCCGCTGCAGCACTTGGGCCGAGGCCCTCGAAATGCACGAAGAAGCCATTCACTGGCTGCAGTCGAGCGAATGATCGACTGGATCGGCGAGGACGCCGATGCCGACGACGATGAAACATCGTCGTTCGGATTCAACGACACCTTCGAATCAGACAACTACGGAGAGGAAGATGAATGAACACAACCCAAGTTCTCACAATGCTATCCGGCGTTTTGTTAACGCTAAGCTTCGACCCGCACAACTGGCGCTATTACCGGATGCCGATCACCGAAGCGGTGAAGCATCTCCACAGTCGAAGCGGCTGGCGAAAAGCCTGCTGGTGGCTCGGTACTGGGCTTTTGGTCTTGTCGCTCTGGCGGCAGTTATCGGGCGTGTAGAAGCCTCGCCGGTCGTCGGCGCAACCGCGGCACAGATCAATCAAAACTTCGTTCCCACGATGATGCGTTACTTGGTTGCTAAGCGTACCCATGGCGGCTCCGCAGAGCTATATAAATATTTCTGGTCGATGAGCAGTTTTCAGTTTTACGAATTCTGTGTGGTCTTCCAGAAGAGTCCCGGCGGGTATTCCTGCTATATCCTGTTTGGAAATCTCTTGGGTGTCGCCTCGCATGCCGCTATCAATCGGCTGACAACGGTAAACCTGATGTACAACCAGTCGATCTATGCGACCTCGATCCCGGGCGGACGCAAGCGCATCCAGAAGATCGTACCCACCATTGGAGGCTGGCCTCCACAGACCACTCTCATGCAGGCCTGGGCGGAATGTACTGCTGCAACGGGTGATGCCGCGCAGGGCCTCGGGTTGCTGGTCCGCACGTTGATTCCGGAGGGGGTGATCTGGTTCGGTGGCGGCTATGTAGTTGGAACCGTAATGAGTAATCTCATTCAGACCTACGACCCGACACTCCAGCGGGCAATCGGCGATGCCATCGGCCCAGTGATCGATGGCGTTGCATTCACCGCGACGTTCGACACCGACTTGCTCATTCAGCAGATAAACGCCATTGACCTGCTCGGCTCGCCGGGACTCAACGAGGCTGACTTCGGTGGCGAGCAGTTAGGCGATGAAAGCCTTGGCGCTCTCAAGACCGGACAGGGGGGGCTGTGAGCGATCTAGTCAATCGGCTGCGCGACTGGGATACCGGCGACGATATTACCGGGCAGCAATTGCTGATGGATGCCGCCGATGAGATCGAGCGGCTAACCCGCCTACAGCAGAATATCGTTGACACAGAACTGATGCGGGCGGCTGTTACTGGATTGAAAAAGGACAACGAGCAGCTGACCCACGACATTGGGCGGCACGTAACGATCTGCTCTAAACTGTCTACAGAAAACGAGCGGCTGACGCTAGAGCTACAAGGCTGGATGCAACAAGCTGCACGGCTTGGGGAGTATCAAGGTGAAAACGAGCGGCTGCGGGCGGCGCTGGCGGGGCTGGTCGCTGCTGTTGAGCACATGCGTGTGCCGCAAACGACTGAAGATGCAGCGCTTCAAGTCAGCGTAACCATCGGACCAGCGTTGCTACGCGCTCGCGAAGCCATGCGCCCCGCCGAGGAGAAGAAGACGTGAGCACCGTGAAAATCGTTGTGACCAAGGACAAGCCACAGCCATTCCACCCGTTCTGCCAAGTATGCGGATGGCGCAAGGCGGGTACGGATTCTTGGGACGGTCATGGATGCAAATGTGATGCGCGGCGCAGGGGGTACAGCTACACCTACCGGCCAGAAAAGGGAGGGTGGGTGCGATGACTGCCCGTCGCGAAGCCCTGCGGCCCGCCGAAGGGCCACAGGATATGCGTCGCGCCCCGGGCTGCGACTCGTTACCACATCCCGTGAGATCAGTAATCGAGAGAACATGCGGTAAGCCGGGACACACCTTGATCAGCACCATACTCAAGGATGGAAACATATGGCTCCACTGCCCGATATGTGACAACGGAACAACTGAGAGGAGACAACCATGATCGACACCATCATCCTCACCGGCGGTCCTATGCAGCTGGTGAGCTACGACGGCGGTTCCACCGGCGGAACCTACACGGTAGAGGGGATCAATATGATCCTCAGTGGCCCGGCGTGGGCCCTCGAACTCGATCCCTCTAACAACACCTGCATTAGCATAATGCCGATGGGCGCGGTCCCCCAAGGGGCTGGTCCGCAGAACATCTGCCACGTAGGGGCGATCGATAGCATGCGCGGCGGCCTCGAATCGATCCATTGTCCAGGCTGCTACAACGTTTCCCTCTGGAAAGGCGGCCACTACCAACGGGGCGGCTTCTGGATAGGCGGCGAGCAACTCTCCTCGACCGCGATCGGCTACGCCGATCTCCACTCCCTCCACATCACCCCCGCTAGTTTCTCTGTCCCCGAACCTTCCACCTTCCCCCTACTAGCTTTTGGGGTGCTATTATTCGCTGTCGTTAAGCGAAAATTCGCACACTACCGTTAAGGAGACAGACGTGCCCAAGGCAAAGAAACCAGTCGTAGAAACAGTCAGGATGGCCGATGGCCGAATGGTCAAGTTCGCGGGTTCGAGGACGAACCTCGTTAAGGAGATATTGGTGGGTGGACAGCCGCTCGATGGGGTCGACGCCACCACCCTAGCGGCCGCTTCCATCAGCGATATTGCGGTGCGATTAGACTTCCGCAGCGGTGCCACCCGCACCTACCCGCTGAACCCAGATCTAGCCAATCAGTTCGTATCGCAGGGCGCACTAACCAAGTACGGCGCGGCACTTGCCAACGAATCGGCGGACACCGTAGCGAAGTGGCCCGAGGCCACGGACAAGCTGCACGAGAGGCTCTCTGCCGGCCAATGGGCCGTGGCCCGGGGCAACGGTCAGGCTGCCAGCAAGACCGCTGGTGTGCTCGCTCTGGCCCTCGTGGAGTTCACTGGAAATTCGCTCGAGGACATCCGCGCCGGCCTCAAGGCCATGTCTGGCATCGACCGCAAAGCTCTCGCCCAAGACAAGCGCATCCGCCCAATCATCGAGCGGCTGGAACAGGAGCGTGCAACGCCGGTCGATACCGATAGCCTACTCTCCCGGTTCAAGGAGGCTCCCGCGGCCTGACGGCCGCAATCCAAATGCACCCGCGCTGGTGTCCTAGCGCGCGGTGAAGTCCGCCGAGGAAATGAGCCTCCGACGGCGGGCGCACAGCGGCCCCGTGAGGGGCCGTTTGTGTTTACGGGGGACCGCCGGCCTCCGGGGCCGGCCCTATGCATAGAAATTCGCTAGAAGTGTGACGCACGTCTTGACCTCGCCTTCGGCGAGGCGCACACTCTACGCACATAAATCGATCAATCTGCGCACATAATTCCCGGCGCGCCGCCGCCGCCAAAGGCCCCCCTGATAAATTTCGAGCTAATCGATCCCCGTCCAGTCTGGTGGAAACGGCCCTACTGGTGGTGGTGCCAATGCCGCGCCCGCCGAGCGGCGCAGAAATATACAATCGTAGACGAAGTCTGCATAAACGAGAACGACGAATCCGAATGTTCGAGCTACCCAAGTGACCCGCGGCCGTAAACCCAATATTGAGCCCAGCGTAGCGCTCAACATTGCGCTGCCGCGCAAGGTCTGGGCAAGGATTAGCTTGCATCTGTGGAGCGCCGCCGAAGGCCGTATACCCCACTCTGCCTATCAGCGGTTTTTTATTCAACTAATCGAGGATCACTTCCGTGCTTTACAGCCCAGAGACCCAAGACCGAATCTCTCAGCTCCAACTAAAGGAGGCAAACGGAACCCTAACCCTAGAGGACGTAAAGGAATCGATGCGGCTCCTCCGCGAGGAGCGCCAGCAGGCCAGCATTCGCTCCGCGAAGCGAACCAAAAAGCCCGTTGACGTAGACGCTCTGCTCGATGGCCTTAAGAAGCGTTGAGCAGATCCTAGCCTTGATAGTTATAACCGGCCTCATCGGCCTCACCGCCTCTATTCTCGTTTATCTGTTATGCCAAGTTCTCTAGTCAACTATTTCCCAGAGGTATTCGATAGCTCGATGGTTGCGACCCTGAAGCAGTGTCCGCAGCTCTTCAAGAAAATCTACGTCGACCAGTGGAAAGCTAAAGAGTTGAACGTGCATCTAATCGCTGGGGGTGCGTTCGCCCGCGGCCTCGAGGTAACCAGAAATGCCTTTTACGTGGACGGACATTCTGCAGAGGACTCGATCGCGATGGGCGCGCGGGCGCTCCTCACCCACTACGGTGACTTCCAGTGTCCCCCCGACAGCGGCAAGTCCGCTATCAGAACCGCCGGTGCTCTCGAGTTCTATTTTTCCAACTATCCCCTCTCTCATAACACCGCTTACCCAATCACTCTTCCGGGCGGCAAACGCGCGATCGAATTCAGCTTTGCGCATCCCCTTTCGATTGACCATCCAGTTACAGGTCATCCCATACTATATTGCGGACGACTGGATGCGATTCTCCAATACGCTGGAGATACCTTTGTGTTTGACGAGAAGACAACTAGCTACCTTGGAAGTACTTGGGGACGCAAATGGGATCTCCGATCCCAGTTCACAGGATATTGCTGGGGCTGCCGACAGTATGGTATCCGCGCTGCGGGCGTGGTGGTTCGGGGAGTTTCCATCCTCAAAACCAAGTACGAGACCATCGAAGCCATTAGCTACCGACCAGATTGGATGGTGGATCGCTGGTACGGCGAACTCCTCGAATGGATCGCAGAAGCGATCGGCTGGTGGAGAACCGGACGATACAAGTACAACCTAGATGAATCCTGTACTAGCTATGGGGGGTGTGGCTTTGCGACTGTCTGCCAGTCGCAAGATGAGCGGCCATGGCTCGAGAGCTACTTCGAGCGCCGCCATTGGGATCCAGTCACTCGAACAGAAACAATCCTCGAGGTAGATGATGAACAGCCAGCCGATCCCACTCGAACAGCCCTCGCTCCTAGCCGGCGTGAATGTATTACTTGAAGGACCCACCGGCTCTGGCAAAACCCATGCCCTCGGCACCATCCCCCGTCCCGGCCTCGAAACCTTCGTCCTCTTTACCGAGAGTGGACTCGAGTCTTTCCTCGGATATTGGAGCGATCGAGGCGAACCTATTCCCGAGACCGTCCACTGGCATACCCTTGAGCGCGGTTCTACTGATTTCACAACTCTCGCCGCGACAGCAGAAGCTATTAATCGCCAAACTCAGGAGAGTCTCCACAAGACTTCAGATCCCAATCGATCTCGTCACAATCAATTCATCGGCCTTCTACGAGCACTGGCTGATTTCCCTGACGACCGAACGGGACGCCGTTTTGGTCCAATTGATAAATGGGGGCCGGACCACCTCCTGGCAGTGGATAGCCTCACAGGAATTAATCCAATCGCTCTCTCGCTTGTTGTCGGTGGCAAGCCTGTTAGGTCACAAGCTGACTGGGGGATTGCGCAGACGCAAATCGAAAACCTGATTAGACAGCTAGCCGATGGTTGCAAGTGCCACTTTGTGCTTACAGCGCACGTTGAGCGGGAGATCGATCAGGTTTTCGGCGGCGTTAAAATCACCGTCTCAACCTTGGGTCGAGCGCTCGCCCCTAAGATTCCTCCAATGTTTAGCGACGTTATCCTCTCTGTACGGGAGGGGACTAAATTCTCGTGGTCTACGGCGAATGCGCTCGCAGACCTCAAAACCAGAAATCTAGTTCTAGCCGAAGGAATAGTTCCCAGCTTCAGCCAGATCCTAGATAAGTGGACCTCCCGCGGAGGCCGCTTCTCGCCCACAGTCAAATCCTGATGGAGTACTAGCAATGACCAGCATATTCGATCCCAATGAATTCCTGAATGCCACGACCACCGAAGCGGGACAGCGCCGCCCGCCCCTCTCCACCGACTACGATTACATCGCTATCGTGGGCGAGCCGAGGCCCCCGCGCCAGCACGCCGGCAAGGAAGATCCCAGCAAGCTCTATACGTTTATCGATTATCCGCTCGCTATCGATCTGACCAGCAATCCCGCTGAACACAAGCGGATCGGCCAGGACACGGTGACCATCAACCATTCGATGGGCATCGATCTCACCGATGGCGGAGCCATGGACTGGTCCGCGGGGCGGAACAGCCAGATGACCGCGCTCCGGGAGGCGACCGGCACCAACGCCAAGGGCCAAGCCTGGAGTCCCATGTCCGTGGTCGGCCGCACCATCCGCGTTAAAATCAGACACGAAGAATACCCCAAGGGCTCTGGTATATTGCAGGATCGCATTCGCTCAGTCGCCAAGGTCTAGGACTGTGCGCGAGCAATTGGTAGTAGCGCTCCGTGCCTACGCCGATCGCCTCGAGCTACTCCCCGAAGAACTCGACTACGAGCTATTAGAAGAACTGATCCAAGAGGTTCAGATAGAACTGGACCGGCTGGAAGACGAAGAAGCAAGTCCAGCAGACTAGTTAAGCGGTAGGGGCTGCATGGAAGCGGCCCCCGCCACGGAGCGCCTTCGGCGCTGGAGTGGGGTAGTGGTAAAAGGTGAGGGTCCGCTAAGCGCGCGGATATTGATCTGCGGGGAAGCGCCGGGCGCTGACGAGGAACGCCTCGGCCGCCCCTTCGTCGGCCCTTCCGGCTACGAATTAGACAGGATGCTCAAGGAAGCGGGCATTCTGCGGACAGAATGTTATATCACTAACGTCTGCAAGATTAGGCCACCCAACAATGACATCAGCGCATTCTTCGCCAAGTCCAAAAAGCACCGCACAGCGGCCCATACGGAACATGCGGGACGCTGGTGCACACGCGAGGTTCTGGAGGGTCTTGACCTTCTACAAACCGAGATTGCACAAGTCCGCCCCAACATTATCATTGCGCTGGGAAATACTCCCCTATGGGCACTGGCCGGACTATCGGGGATTACCAAGTGGCGCGGCAGTCTACTGCATACTAATGGAACCTTTAGTCCGCGGACGCAAGTACTGCCCACCATCCATCCTGCTAGCGTCCTACGTGAATGGAAACAGAGAGCGATTGTTGTGGCAGATCTCCGACGAGCGGCCCGATACCGCGCGGCGCAGTACCCCGACCCCCAATGGAACTTTCAAATAAGACCTAGCTATGAGCGAACCATACAAACTCTGGATCAGCTATTCATTCGAGCTATGCATCGAGGAGGACTCGACCTCAGCTTCGATCTCGAAACTCGAGCGGGACATATCGCGTGCGCTGGACTCGCTTGGTCGCTCCGCGATGCTATCTGTATCCCGTTCATGTGCATCGAACGGACTGAAGGTTATTGGACTGTCGACCAAGAGGCCGACATTGTTTTTCGATTACAAGGACTGCTCACCCACCCGCAAGTCCGAGTAATCGGACAGAATCTCCTCTACGATTCCCAATACACCTGGAAACATTGGCACTTCGTGCCTCGTGTCGTCCACGACACGATGATCGGCCAGCACTCCATCTTCAGCGATATCCCCAAGGGTCTCGCCTTCATAGCCTCGATGTATTGCGATTACTATGTATATTGGAAAGAGGAATCGAAGACATGGGAAGCGTCCCTCGCTGAGGATCAGCTTTGGCACTATAACTGCGAAGACTGCGTATACACGTATGAAGTGTCGCGCGAAATCACTAAGACCGCCAACATTCTTGGCCTCTCTGCTATTCACCAAGCGCAACAGCGTATGTTCTGGCCGGTTCTACAGGCCATGCTCCGGGGGGTCAAGATCGATACGAAGCGTCGTGCGGAACTTATACTGGAGGTTCAGGAAGCAGTTGCGCAGAGGGAACAATTCCTAATTGATGTCCTTGGACATCCCATCAATCCCGAATCGCCGAAGCAGATGCACTGCCTATTCTATGAGGATCTTAAACTGCCAGTGCAGATGACTCGAGCGGTCAAGAATCAACCGGCGAAGCCGACCCTCAACGATGAGGCGCTCCAACGGCTCGCCAAAATCCAGCCGCTGGTCCGGCCCCTAGTCAACGCGGTCTGCGATATTCGCACCCTCAACAAGTTCCTCTCTAACTTTCTGTGCCGCCCGCTCTCGGCCGACAGCCGCATGCGCTGCTCCTACAACATCGGAGGATCCGAGAGTGGAAAATCTGCACCAAAAACTTACCGTCTCTCCAGCTCTCAGGACGCCTTTGGATCAGGTACAAACCTTCAGACAATTCCTTCTGAGCAATCTAAATCAATCGGAAAAGCGGCTGCTCGCGGAACGCTCAGCTGTCTCGGGGATCCTTATCAGTTTCCCAATATCAGGGAGATTTTCATTCCCGATGCTAATAGCACTTGGTTTGATTTGGATCTCGAGCGTGCCGATCTCTTCGTCGTTTGTTGGGAAGCTGAAGACGAGCTGCTTAAATCAGCTATGCGGATGGGAGTGGATATACATCTACTCAACACCTATGCGCTAGTGGGAAAGGAGCCGCCGCCGCTCGACGAACTAGTTAAACACCACCCGCGTTACGAGGGACACTATGAGTCTAGAAAACACGACCGACAATACGCCAAGGTCTTTGTCCACGGCACCAACTATGGGGGGAAGGCTCGCACAATGGCGGCACACTGCGGCCGGACTGTTCATGAAATCGATCTATCGCAGCAAAGGTGGTTTGGTGCTCACCCTGGAATCCTTAGATGGCACAATAGAGTTGCGGCTCAAATCACCTCTCGCAGATTCATTGAGAACAAATTTGGCTACCGATGGATTATATTCGATCGACCTGACAGTATCCTCCCCGAAGCTATCGCCTGGATCCCCCAGTCCACAGTCTCGATAGTGATTAATCGGATCTGGCTGAATATTTATGAGCGGCTGCCCGATGTCCAGGTGCTCTTACAGTTGCACGATAGCATCTGTGGACAGTTCCGCGGCCCCCTCGACCAGTTAAAGGAAGTAGCTAAAGTGACAATCCCCTACGATGACCCTCTCGTGATACCCGTTTCTATCAAAACAAGCGAGCGTTCATGGGGCCATTGCGCATAGTAATCAGTGGCCCGGGAATTCGCAGACTGGTTGTCTGCGTACGTGGAGTTTGCCTCATATAGCGAGGCCCCGCGGCGCATGCATTTTTGGTCCGGCGCAGCTGCGCTCGCCGGCGCTCTCCAACGGCATGTCTGGATCGAGCAAGGGTATTATCGATGGCACACGAATATGTATGTAATTTTAGTAGCCCCGCCGGGGGTCGTATCCAAGAGCACCACAGCCTCCATCGCGATGAACCTGCTGCGCAGGGTCGAGGGAGTGAAATTCGGCCCAGACGCCGTCACATGGCAAGCATTAGTGACCGACTTCGCGAAATCGAGAGAGTCCTTCGAGCTGAATGGGGACCCGATTGTTCAGTCCGCATTGACATTAGAGTCTGGGGAATTCGGCAACCTGATCAATCCCAACGACCGGGACATGGTCGATCTCCTGGTTAGCCTCTGGGACGGCAAACAGGGGATCTTTCACAAACTAACCAAAGGGAACGGCGCCGATGTCGTGGAGAATCCGTGGATTAATATTGTTGCTTGCACGACGCCCGCTTGGATTGCGGGCAACTTCCCCGAGTACGTGATTGGCGGCGGCTTCACTTCCCGATGTCTGTTCGTATACGCGGATACTAAAGATAAGCTTGTCGCATATCCAATTCTCGACATACCCCCAGGGTTCGCTGACACCGGACGCCGGCTGGTGGCAGATCTCCAATATATCCACGAATCTCTATTGGGTACGTACACGTTATCGGCTGACGCGACCGAATGGGGAAAGCGATGGTACGCCGCCCACTGGAGCAACAAGCCCGATGAACTCGACGACGATCGTTTTGCTGGGTATCTCGCTCGCAAACAGACCCACGTCCACAAGACAGCCATGATCCTCTGCGCTTCGCGCAAGGATGACCTAGTGATAGAGGTAGACGACCTTAAAACGGCAGTTAATATGGTAACGGACCTCGAGCGGGATATGCAAAAGGTATTTGCGCGGATCGGCCGGACAGAGGTTAGCATCCAGACGGAGCGCTTCGTTAGGTATGTGCACCGGCACGGCCTCGTAACATACTCGGAAGCCTACCAGCACGTCCATTCAGCGTTCCCGGACTTCCGCCAATTCGACGCGGTTGTGAAGGGGGCGATTGCCGCCGGCCTCATGGAGCCGGTCGGCGGCAACTGCCTTCGCGCGAAGCTCGGACACACAACCCACTAGTATCTACCGCGCATCGGACATAGCACATAGCTAGCCATCACTACTTTCTGGGTCCACCCGGGATCACGGTTGGAATACCGCGGTAAGGGTAGGAGCAGCAGGCGGAGCGAGTTGACTGGGCGGAACTACCACCGAAGCTGTCCCCGCCGGGCTCACGTTTCCGTGAGTATCGGTGACGATAGCACTATAGTTATCTGTAGATCCCATATCCGGCGTGCTGTCCGTAAAGGTCACATCGCCGGTGATGGGGGCCGGAAAGGTCTGGACTACCGATGCCGCCCCACTATCAACGGCCTTCGATAACTGGATCGATTGGATGTCCGTCAGGGCCAGCGCCGACCCATCCGTGCGGGTGGTCGGCGGGGTGATCGTAACAAGATTACTAGACACGTTACCCTCCTTAATGAATTGTACGCGCACTCCCGGCGCTGCCGGCGGCGCTCTCTTAATCTCCTCAACGACAATCGTACCTGCGACCTGAAAGCTTATCTTAAAGTCGCTCATCTACCTTACTCTACTGTGCAGGGTGCAGTTGAATCACCGATACCATCAGCGACAACAGCCATAGGAACATTCCCGCCCAGCCCCACGCCACCTTGCTGTTCGGGAATAACCCAAAAGTAGCAAAGATTAAGCAGACCAGAGCTATCAATTGAAGAAGGAATGGAAGGATAGCCATATTTTCTACTCTCCGGTTGTGTAACGTGTATTACAGAGCAACATCCCACCAACAGCGCGCACGCCGCCAGCCGCATTAGGGTTGCTTGGCGATCGTCGCCAGCGCCTCCGCGCTCTTGCGGGCACCGAGCGAGCTGCCAAAGTAATAGCTCACTACTGCCGTCCAGGCAGTTCCGAGCGAGCCTAGCAGCACTAGTAGGGCATCCCCGCCGGCTTCCTTCCTGACCCCATAGACCAGCATAAAGGCGAGAATGCCGAAGAACCCGACGGTGATGCCGATAGCTAGGGCGGCGGGAATCCAATCCTTTACGGCTACCTCCCGCTGCCGCGCAGAAGCGATATCACCATAGACCAGCTGATCCTCCTGAAAGCCGATCTGCGCCATCTGCACTTTGAAATCGTTATCGAGCTTCTTCAACGCAAGCATCTGATCGGGCGTAGCGCCGGCGACCGCGGCGTCGAGTTCCGCGTCACCTTTCACCCCAAAGAACTGCTCCAGCTTCTGCACAGCAAGGCCCGCCACCGGCCCGCCAAGCGCCGTGGCAATTGTGGGAGCGACTGTCGTGAGGATCGCAAGAGCTTGTTTGCCGATATTCACTGTCATGCTTCCAGTTGTTGTGCAATCAGCCGCCACTCCCGGTGTTGGAAGTGCGGCAGTTCCGGGAACGGCTGCCCAACAGCGCCATACCACTCGAGTCCAGCCTGCTCGCCCATTTCACCCACTTGTTCCCAGATCGGGTCCGATCCCACCCACTCCGGTTTGCCGTTGACGATCGGCACAACATCGACCGCTAGGCCGAAGTTATGCGCCGACTCCCCCGCTTTCGCCTTAGTGACGATGTAGCCGGGGGCGGTGCGTCCCTGCGCGTATAGCGCCGTCTGCTCCGCGAACGACCGGAGCGTGCACGTTACGAGCAAATCGATCCCTGCCGCCTGCACTGCCGCAAGGAATTTATCCACCATCGGGCGGATCTCGGGGCGCAGGTCATCGAGCGATCGGCTCATCTATCCCGGTCCCGCTGTTGATCGGGCCGCTGGTAGCGACCCGATAAAGACCCCTCGAGCCGAGCGACCTTCCTGCTCAGCTCGTGAAGTTCTCCCCCCAGGTCGGTCAGGGTCTTTTTATTCTCGTTGTGCATATCGATCCTCTGACTCTGCCACTCTTCCAGCGTATCGCGCAGTTCCTCGCGCGTGACGCTGGCAAATAGCCGCTTTCCTAGCTGCCACATAGCCGCTCCTAGTCCCAACAATGTAGGGACGATAACCGCTAACCATTCTACGATCCCACTACTTGATGCTTCATCTGCCATTTCACCTCGCGTAGTCCCTTACACTATTGCATGAGTCCTGCCGTTCTGAGTGTCGTCTCGATCGTGTTGATCGCTGAAGCTAGCGAGGCCAGCTGATTCGCCAAGGTAGCCTGTGTGTAGCTGCCCGGAACCGCAGCGATGGTGTTGCTTGGTGTGCCGCCGCTGCTATCCGTGAGCGGGGTCACGGTGAAGCCCGGGATACCCGACACATACCCCGTCATCGTGCTGTAGTTCGCGCCGATCGCGAACGCGGAGTTGGCGACGTTTACCCCAGCGATTGCCCACCGGCCTACGGTCGTGCCGAGTCCCGCGTTCACCCGGCGGAACGAACAGCCGCTGATCGCGCCGGTGTTGTAGTCGGACGGCAGGTAGATGCCGGCGCAATTGGTGACCGTACTATCATAGGGGTCGACCGCGACGAGCCCCGTCGCTGTGAACCCGTAGTTGTCGTGGTAGAAGATGAACCCATGTGGGAAGCAGGCGATGGCGTGCGAGCCCGAGACGATGAGCCCAGTCGTCGCGCTGAACTGGAATCCGGCACTGTTCGGATTGGCCGTCACCCCGCACCCCAGCACCTTGTCGCCAACCGAGCAGCAGCCATCAGCGGCATCGACTAGCGTACCCGTCACGACGATCGCGCCATTGATACCTATACCGAAGTTACCGGAGATCGGCGTCGTGTTCAGGACGTTGTTCCCAATCGATTTGCAGTTCTTGGGACCGAACAGTGGGTTGGTAGAGACTCCCGGGCACGACCCGATCGTCACGCCCATCTTGCAGTTCTGGACGATGTTACTGATGAAGTGACATTCCTCACCGCCGTGCGTATCGAGTGCCGTCCAGATGGTGTTGTTCAGGACGGTCATCCCGATCACCTTGCAGTTCTTACTGCGCGGGATGAGCGTCAGGTTGTCGCTGAGTGTCGGGTTGCGGGTGAAGGAAACCCCGTAGGCATTGCCGGACGTACCTGGAGAAATCGTATCGATGATTCCGCCGAGAATCTCCCAGTCGACACCCGAAAGGGTGGTGATCCCGGCGTAGCCGAGGTTCTTGAACCGACAGTTGGTGATCGTCGCCCGCTGGCCGTACTCGCTATAGATCGCCCGCTCGCCAGAGTCGTGGATGTAGCAGTCGGTGAGCCGCAGATCGGTCACATAGACCGGCGGACTAATGGCGTCCGCGGTGCCGCTCCAGACCACCAGCCGCTCCAGGGAAGTGTAAGCCGAGTTGCCGCGCCCATAGATCTCAACACCGCGGATCGTAACGTTGCTAGCAGTGATATTCAGAAAGGTCGCTCCCGCGACCGCGGTACGCAGCGCCACACCATATAGGCTAGCAGTGAAGGACACCGTCACGTTGATCGTGCCCGTTCCGCAATAATAGGTATTCCCCGCAATACCGGTGACTAGCGCTCCACTCATGATCGCAGTCAGCACTGCCGCCGAGTCATCCACTGTGTTATTCCCTATCGCCCCATACCGTTCGAACTGCCCTGGAGGATAGTAGTAGTTGACTGGAGTGATGGAAGCAGCGAACTCATCCGCTGTTTGGGGGAACAGCGTCGAGCCGATGTTCACTCGGGTGAAGTTAGCAGAGGGGAATCCTCCCAGATTCGAGAGCGCCGCGCCGGCATCCCGCGCCGCCGTCCCCCCATTTAAGATCTCGAGCGGCGCATCCGAATAGAGCGCTGTTCGCGCATCCGGCTTGGTCTGCGCTCCCTCGAACACGGGTGTATTAGCTAGGCCATCAACCCCATTTAGCCAGTCCGCGTGCACCACACTCTGCTTCTCGACAAACGTAGTCATCTTAAACTCCGTACGGGTCCCAAATTGGGTTACCCACTACCATGCAGCCCGCCGCTCCAACACCCGCCACGGCGGATTGTGTGTTGACTGAGCAGAGATAAACGAAAGCGGGCGCAGGGTTCTGGGACCACGGCACGCCCATGTCCTCTTTCACGCCGCGCGCAAAGTCTTGCGGCTGCCGCGGCTCGTCGTGTTCAGGACACCGATACAATCCCTGCCAGTTGCGGACCATCTCATCCGCTTTCCGCTTCCGCCCACACATCGAGCAGGCGGCATTCCAACTCCCCAACTTCAGGTAGTCCGCCCGCCCCCTGATCGGCCAGCCCACCTCAGTACTCCAGTCCCTTACAGTAACCGTGCTTCTGCAGCTGCGGCAGCTCGTCCTCGAGCCACGCCCCAATATCCGTGCGGAACATCACATTCGAGGGCATCTTGATTTCCCACGCTGTCTCGTACGCAGCCTTCCGCGCGGCGCTAATCGTCTCCCCCGTCCCACTAACAATCATCACATAGCTTCCAGCTGTCAGCAGCCGGCTAACCTGACGGACGCGGCCGTCCGTCAGGACGGGCACAATCCCCTTCATTACCTGTTGGAAGTGCAAGTGGGGTCGAGTCTCAGCCGTTACGCCATCAATGGGGAAACCGGCCCATGTTCCTTCTGGATCGTGCCCTGTAGGGAAGTCGCCGTGGGCGATGAGGACGCCTACGGCGACATCAGGAAACACTTCCAACGAATCGGTACCATGAACTAAATCGGCCATCCACTCGACAGGATCTCCGTCGATTAGAGATTGGCGAATGCAGAAGTCTGGCCAGCCGAGGCGCATGGTGAACTCGAGCGGCCAGGGCTTGCCAGCGGCGTCCACGATACAATTGACATTGCAGTCCCCGATATAGTTGATCTCGTGCAGGTACTCAGTGAGGGGTTCGAGGATCTCATCAAACAGTTTGCTCTTGCTGACATGCCGGATCACCGTGCCCATTTCGCCGGTGTTGCAGCCTAGTTCATCGTTCATGAACTTCTTGTGCTCGAAGCTCTCTTCGAGCGCTACAGACCAGCCGCCGGGGCCGAAGAACCCGCTGATCCCAACCTCTATCCCCTCGACCTTTTCTTGGAGCATCAACTTGCCCTTAAGGCCCATCGATTTCCACCGCTCCAACATGAAGATCGCCTCGTCGGCATCGCGCGCGACGCAAGTCATCGCCTTATCGGCCTCTCCCCCCCAAGGCTTTATCGCATAAGCCTCACCAGTTCGCGTAACGAGAGAAATAGCACTATCGATATCATCCACCCCGTGGTAAGCAAGAGTATCCACACCGCAATCATCAAGAGTGCGCTGACCAACTTCTCTGTCCAACTCGAGTTCGGCGGCTCGAGCGTTCGTTCCAAAGATTGGGTATCCTTCCCCGAAGTACTTTGTGAGTGGTCCACCATACTTAGCATTCCCTGTTAGGACGATCAGGTCGGCCCAGTCCATCAGCGGCTCCCACTCTTCGACCTTGACGAGTAGACCCTCGCCGTACGGGCCGCTCTTCGGCGGGGTCCAATACCTCACGGAGTGATCGGCGGACTTAGCACGAAGTGCTAGATCTATCCCCACGCCGTCGCCGTCGTTGTCCATCACGAACAGTTTCATCTCTGCACGATGCCATGGCGCTTATCGTAGGGCTCGGGCACTGCCGATTTGTCCTCGCCACGATCATCCGCCATGATGCTCATCCCGAACGCTAGGCGGCCGGTCTCGCCCGCCGTGGCGAGCGTCGTGTCGGCGGTGTTCCGCAGGATATGTATCGTCCGCGGATCCTTAAACAGCCGCTCGATCGGCTTCCCCATATATAAACCAACACCGAAGGCGAGCATGTGCGGGACGCCCAACTTCACTCCGCCCGCCGCAACCAACGAAGCAACAATAATATCCGTACGAGTAAAGTCTAAGTGGTGAAGGCCCGGCGGCATGTTTATCTTCCCCCTCTTAGCCATCCCGTTGATGTGCTCGATATCCGCCACCAGCGCATTCATATCGCGCATGTACTGGTCGCCCTTGACGCCGGCGAACACCGTCCGCTTGGTTTCAATCGGCATGCTTTTGTACTTGCGCACGAACTGTACCGCGCTGAAGTCGCCCATGGTTGTTTCGCCCATCTGGCGGATCGTCTCGTCCACGAAAATAGGCGCGTGCGAACCCAATCGCCCCATCGATTCCTTAACACTATCGATGTCGGCGACATTCTCGCTGAACATTTTGCCGTAGAGATTCCTGTCGCTGATCGCATCGGCGGCGACCTTGGTAGCTTCCGCCTTGGCTTGGGCGGCGACGAACGCCGGTCCCTGCCTAGTAAACTTGCCCGTCCTGGGGTCTTTGACCGGCGCGAACTTCTGCATATCAGCTTCGGCCTGTTGAGCGTCAGCTTGTATCGACCTAACGGTATCCCGAAACTGCTCGCCCTTTCCGGCTAACTTGCTGAGCTTCTGCGCCGACGTGACCGGCATGGCTTTAGTGGCGGCTGTGCCGATGCGCTTTGCACCCTTCACCGCCGTACCGACCGTCTCCACACTAGCGAGATCAACCGCCGCCTCGTACACTTGGGCCAGGATCGGGTGCCCCGATTTCTCCAGTTTCTCTTTAGGTACCCCTAGCATCTTGGATAGCGGCTCAGCGATCGTCGCCAAGTAGTTGGAGGTTGCCTGCCCATACGAGGTGGCTGGATGTGTTTGAATCCACCCCTTAACCGTAGTGCCCTTCTTGGGATCCTGGGTGACAACACTGGTCGCAGCGCCGGCGATATCGGCGAGCGGAGTAGTGAGTATCTCTTCCGCCACCTCGGCGGTCGCAACGGCTCCCTTCAGGACGCCGCTAACACCGGTGCCGATCTGCCGATCCATCTTTTTGCCAGCAGCCTCTACCCTCTCTCCATAGCTGGGCGGCTTCGGCGCACCACCAGCCCCTATAAGAGGTGCTGCCATCCAGTTAGGCTTGCGCGCCGCCGGCTTTCCACCTGCAGCTGGTTTCTTCTCGTCGCTCGGCTGTGACAAATCCACTAGTGGTGCGTCTTGCCATCCCATTTACCTACCCTCGCCGCCGGGCTTCCGTCTTGTTTGACCGGCAGGATCAATAAAGTACGACCCCGGCGGGATATCGGTGAAATCTTCGTCACTTGTAACCGTAAACGGATTGTTTCGTGATCCCTCACCTGTCAACTCTTCCTCCGTGGTCCCCTTGAGCGTCTTTTTCGTGCCGAGTAGCTGCGCTCGCGCCTCTTGAATAAGCGAATTGCCCACAGTCATAGCCTGTTCGGGCGTCTTGGTTTTAGCGATCATATCGAGCGCGTGCTCACGATCGGTTGTTCCACCTTTACCGCCGCGTGCCATCACTACCGCGTACTCCATCGCCAGCGCGTTCGCTTTCAGCATATAGTTAGTAAGCTTTGGGTCGGAGACATTGTCCATGTACCACTGCTCCCCGGTCTTCGCCGGCTTGAGCCGCGAGAAGTCGGTCTCTTGTGCCGCTGCTTCATACAATGGAATAGAACCGACGCCGGGTACCAACATAGCGTTGATGGAGGATTCAATAGCGCCGGCGCGTGTCTGCACGGTTCGTTGTTTCGCCATCTCACCGCTTCGTTCGGCCGCGTACGTACTCTGCCGCTTGGAAAGCTCTGCTCCTATTCGTTCCGGCGACCAGTCAGGATGTTCCCTCTTCATGTCTTGAGCGGCTTGCGCGACTCTGAGCCTACGCTCCTTCACCGCAGCGGTTCCCCATCCTGGAACCACCTGACCAAACGGCGAACCCGCCTGTATCATTCCGCTTTCCACACGGCCGACAACACTCCCCGAATCCCCACCCTCTTTATCAATGCTAGTCTCCAGCTTCTTCTCCTCTTGCAAATCGTATTCGTCTTTCTTAGCCTTGGCGCTGTGCTCTCGAGCCTCCGCATAGTCTTTCACCTCGGTGGCTTTATCCCTAGCAATAGTCGCCTTTTCTTTCGCATCGGTGGCGTGGTCTTTAATCATGGCCCATTTCTGCGGATCGAACGGTTCGCCCGGTTGGATCTGGAATTTAGCGTTCGGGTGCAGCTCACGTAGGGTCATCATCGCTTTATCCTGGGCGCGTTGTCCCGCCTGCTGACCCCCTTTGCTATACGCGCCGATAACATCATCTGCTACATTAGCGACCATCGTAGAGTTGCGGTCCTGCTCAGCGCTGAGCACTTCCTGCATCTTCGCGGCGTTGGTCAGCAGCGTCACGCCCTCTTTGTACTGAACCATAGCTTCCTCGGGGAAGCCCTTATCCATGTACGTATCGGCGGCTACCATCGACCGCTGGGCGAGTTGGGTCGCTAACCCTTGGGGGTCGGTCGCCAGCGCGGTGTTCATGCTCTGCATCTTGCCGGCGATGGACTTCTGGGCCTCCAGCAGTTGCTTACGGCGGTCGATATCCATCCGGGTCATTTCCATTTTCTGCTTGCCCTCGCCGATCGCGAGCGCTTGCATCTGCTCGTGCATTCCCTCCTGCTGACCCTCTACGTAGCCGCTGGCGAGACCGCCAAGCGCCGCCATTCCCATTCCGCCGCCGCCGCCGAATGCCATAGCTAACTCCTAACTTACCCTGCGCCGCCGCCAAAGACGCCGCCGCCCCCACCGCCGCCACCACCCGGAGCAGGCGCAGGTGTCGTTGGTGGAGCCGTCGACCCGGGCGGCATCCCGCCAGCCGACCCGAAATGGCCTGCCAGTGTCCCAAGTCCTCCCATCGCCGCGAACATCTGCTGCCACTGGTTCGACTGCTGTTGTGTGGCTACCGCGCCCAGCTGCGCGGGGCTGCTCGGCGCTGTGATCCCAGCGAGCTGCGCCAACAAGTTAGCTTGCGTGGTGTAGAAATTTTGGGCCAACCCCTGACCGTATTGGGTGAGCGCCGCCGCCTCATTCCCCGATCCTAGATATCCGCTACCCGCCATCTGCCGGGCGACCGCCGTCGTACCCTGCCCCAGCTGGAACTCGTACCCGGGCAGCTTCGTCACCGAACTCGGATCAGCGATCAACTTCTCGAGCTGCTGTTCATAGTTTTGCTGCTCAGCGAATATCGTTTGCTGTTCACCAGAAGCCGAGCCGCCGCCGCCATGCCCACCAATACCCCCGATTGCGCCGGCGGCAACACTCCCAATCACCGCCCCGCTCGCCGCGCCCGCGAGCGTCCCGGTCGCTATACCACCAATAACGCCCCCAATAATACCTAGTGGCACTGCGGTCTCCTTATACAAACAATCAAGCTAATCCGATCGCTATAGCTCTCATTCGTCACCCAGTGAGGCACCGAGTTATCAAACCAATAGCACTCGCCGCTCTGGACAGATAGTTCCTCGCCCTCGAAGCAAAACGCCTGTAAGCCATTCCCTCTCAGCTGGATCACAAACTTCTCGTAGAACCGCGCGTGCCACCCCGGATCCACATGCGGATACACTTGTTTATACGGTGGGATCCGCGTGATAAGAACGCCGCCCAGTCTCTCGCCCTCCAATCTCTGATAAAGCTCGAGCGCGAGTAGCCGCGCACTGGGCAGCTTGTCCACGACCGGGTACCACACGGAAGTATGCGGAGCGTTGAAGGCAGCTCCATCGCCAGTGTAGTTTTCCAGCGCATTGTAGCGGACCCAAACATCATCCACCTCGCGATGCGGACTTTCCGGGAAACGGGTCCGATAGGGGATCTCATTCCAGATCTCGGGATGGAAATCCAACTCCCGACACAGCGCATCTGTGTTAAAGCGAAGTGGTAGTCGTCCAATGTGGCTCACCCGAGTGCTCTCTGCTTCACGATGGTGAACATCCGCTGGACATTCATCTCGGTCAGATAGAGCGCCCGCTCCCTGTCAAACGGCGTCCCAACCACCTTCCCCCACAGTTCCTCGAGGTAGTCAACATCGAATAAGCGATCATAGAAGATGGCTGGGAGGCCCCTAGTTACAGTCTCGAACTTATCGTTCTCGGTGGCGAAATTGAAAAACCAGCCGCGGCGGCGCAGCGAATCTCCGATATTGGACTTGTTCCGAATCAACACAAACGTCTGAACCGAAGGTTCAATCGCGAAGATGTTCGAGCCGGCCTGATACGCACAGGTATCGATAGCACCCACACAGGGCTCTGGCCTTGCGGCCATCCGATCAAATAGATATTGCCATCCCCCATCCGCCAATGGTTCGTGGTAGCAGTAGCTTCCCGGCTGACTGAAAAACACCGACAGCCACGAGCTACCGCTGCGCGGCAAGCTATAGATGAAGAACCGCTTGCTGGTCATGTGGGTGCTGTGTAGCTAGTCACGATGCCGTTCTCGATGCTGATAGAGCCATTGGCTCCGCCGCCGGTTAGCTTCGCTAGCGAGATCGTGGTGGTGAGGCCGGGCGCTAGCACGTTGTAGAGGTTGCGGAACCAGCCAGACCACACTCGCTCGAACACTTTTCCGTTCAGCACATTGGCCCCAACGGGAGGTACTGGCGTTAGCGTCGCCACTAGAGCCAAGTCTCCATGTTGACTATAGAACAGACATTCTGGTGGGTTACATCAAAGAGTCTAGCTATAGCAGCCCGAGAATAGTCTTTCGCGAACAATTTTCGGATCGCCTCCACTTTCTTGGCATTAAGTTTTGTGGTGTTGTGTCTTCCTTTTCTAACACAGTCTCGTATGTTATCGGAGTTCGTACCAATAAATAGATGCTCTGGGTTGATACACGCCGGAGTGTCGCAATGGTGACAAACAAAGGACCCTTCAGGTACAGGACCCTTGTGCAAGATATACGACTCTCGATGTATTGCGAGACGATTCCGTTTACCACCGTACCGAGCGTACGGATCGCAAGTTCCTAGCCAAAGCCAACAACCGTTAGCAACCTTTTTACTGTTGCTCTCTATAAAATCTTTGCTAATAGTGCTCATTTAAAGACTGCCTAGTGCCATCTGCAGATCCACCGTTTTGATCCGATACGCCGTATTACACTGATGCCTAAAGTGGTAGGCTCGCCGATAGAACGTCCCGCAGCTCGAGAGAATCGGCCTCTTCACCCCCAGACTGAGCGACCGAAAGTTCGACCACGACTGGAAATCATCATCCGAATACCTAACCTGCAGCACACTCCCAACCTTCTGGTCCGCATTAAACCGCATCTGATTCAGCAATTTCCGTCTGTCAACCCCCGCATCGAAGTTAGGCGTATAGATATCAACGGGAAACAGCTTCCCGTCATCGTTGGGGAACTCGTAGTCCCCATCCAACAGGTAGAGAGCGCCATTGCTGCTGTGCTGGGCGATATGTAGCCCGGGACTCCCCATGAAGGGCGGCTGGAACGCCAAACTAACAATCGGCCAGAAGTTCCCCTGATAATCCGACCAGATGTACCAGAGGCGCTGATCGATATCGTAGACGAGGGTGATGTTATTGCTGATGAGATTCAAGCCGTAGAAACGATGACCGCCGTGCTTCAGCACCCATGAGCGGACCTCATTGAGAGGATCGGTCCAAGAGATATCATCGAGGATCCGCTCAACTGCCGGCGACGACACGATCGCGGGCGTCAGATTATCCAGCTGTACTATCTGCGGGCTAGCCGTCTCGTTGGAGGTGAGCCACAGCACGGTGTTGTCGATCGACTGGACCGAATTAGCGGCTAGGCATCCCAAAGGGATCTGTGCATCCTGTACAGGACCGAGCGGCGATCCAACCGGCTGTTCCGCATCATAGAAAACCTGGGTGCTGTACTGCTTCAGTGCAATAACATAGTTGAGCTGTTTGATCAGCGCCACGCCCAAGTCGGCATTCGAGTCCGCTTCAATCTTATTGAGCCCATCCCACGAGGCGGGCTGATTAATATCAGACCCAAAAATGTTGCCATCTTGGTCCATCACGTAGAGAGTGCCGTCCAGATAGACGAAGCCGGGCACGAACGAGGTTGGGAAGTCGGGATCGGTTATCTGTAAGAACGACTGCCGGCCGAACGGCCCGCTCGTATACGAGAGCACATAGGCCGCTTTGCCGTTTCCCATCACGACCGCCCGATGCCCCAGCGGATCGGGGTTGATGGTCTCGAAGAAATAGGGGGCGGTCCCATCCACAGGGCCGAGCGTACCCAGCGGCGTCCCCGGACCCGCATTGCAATAAGCCTCGGGGCCGAATATCGCGAACAACACGCCCGTGCCGGGCTCGGTGTAGAGGTTGAGGCCAGCCGCCGGCGAAACGCCCGCTATCGGCGACGGCCCCAAGCCCAAGCGCTTGTAGATCCAGTACTCGCCATCCGTCGCATCAAACTCGGCGTAGGCGTTGATTAGCCGGGCATCTTTAGTTAGCGGGAGGCTGGGACTGCGGGCCTGGAGAGGCGCAATGAGTGGCCAGCGCCGCGGCGTATCCTGCGCCGGCGTCCAACCATGTCGCTGGCCTTGGCCTTCGGCCATTTACAAGAACCTCCGCCCCGCAAACAACCCTAGCGGGTCTGGCTGGAACGACGTATCCGCATCCTCCACATCCCAATCCTCAAGTTCCGATTGGTAGAACGCCGCCATCCCCGCGCACCGCTGCACAACCGAGTCCGGCTGTCCCGTTGCCAGCTGATTCGCTAAGCCCCACTCGAGCGCCAATGACCACTCGGGCGGAAACGCCATCGTATCGGTCACCATGGCGAAGTTGCCGATCTGCTGATCAAGAATCACATGTAACACGCCGCTCGCGGCGAGTGCATCCGGTACCAACCACAGATACAGATCGAGCGTCAACAGCTGCTTATCCACATAGAACGAAGTGATCGTCCCCTGATTGGTGGTCGTAGAGAGCGAATTCCACTCGTTCCTCGAGATCTCGATGATCGGCCGGCGCGTCTGACTAACACCATCCACATAGTAAGCCTCAGTGATCCGCCGGGGCTTTGCCATGTTGATTTTGCCGCCGGGGCCGAACGTATATGGGTTGCCCTGTCCGCCGACCCCCACCTGTAGAATAGGCGCGGACAGGGCGTAGTCGGTCTGCGCGAACAGCTTCATCCCCTTGGTCTGGAGATAGTTGACTAGTTTGTTGAGCCGCCGGCGCGCCGACGCCTGCTGCTCACTATTCAACGAGTCGCCCTCGCCGATCAGCCCCGCATCAAAGTACGCATCCTGCATGATCTGCAAGCAGGTTTGCGGCTCCGGTACCTCGCTCGCAACGGCCATCCTAGTCCCCTAGTTAGAGGTAACAGTCATCGCAGTGCTGGTGGGCGTGGATGTCGTGTACCAAAGCGGTGCTTGATAGTACGGATAAGGCTGAACTATCGGCTGCGGGTAATAGTACGGCTGCGAATGATAGTGATGGTGATGAACAGCTAGTGGTCGCGCTTCCAACTCGCGAATCCGCCGCTCCAACTCTTCGATCTTTTCGCGTGTCTTCATAAATACCTACCTGTCAAAATCGAGTACCAGGAGGAATGCCTTCATCGGGCTGGGTGGGGTGTTGCACAGATAGCTAGACAGATACATCTTGCCGTCCCAGCCGTACGGCGCAGATATACCCGTGTCGAACCGCACGGAGTTGCGGCTCTCGAGCGGCATCAACAATGTCTCCTTGTCCCACCACAAATAGAGCCCCATCTTTTCCTGTATCACCCACATCAGGGATGTGAGTTTCATACCCTCAACGATACCCGTGTCGAGGGGGGTCAGCGGTAAATCGTGCTCAATGCAACCAGTACAGTGAAGTGTCACGTTCCGCATACCCCCCGCGACGCGGGATACCTTCAGGGTCATTACCGTTCCTTTGCCGCCATCGCGAAATCGACGGTCATTGTCTTACTAGAGGCGGTGCCTGATTGAACAGCGATCGTGGGGTTGAGGGTTGCCGACGGCCACGTCAGGGCGTTGCTGCCCTGCGAGTTAATCAAACACGGTCCGAGCGCCGGCAGCAAGCTAACTCCCGACACCGGATCTACCGAGCCGCTACCACTCTGCGGCAACCATCCCACCAGCTGCGACCCCACGAACGCCACGATATCCTGATTCCTATTAACCTCGAACCCCATATCAATATAGGTGTTGTCGGCCAGCGTGTACGCGGAGGTTGGGATCGTGAACGTGGTGATGGTGCTGCTCGCCGCCAACTTGATAGTGAGGGCGGTCCCACCCGTAGCTTTCGAGAAATACAATCCGTCTGTAACTGTAAAGGGCGTGGTGGTGGTCTGGATCAACCCAACGATGAACGCCGCGTTCGCCGCTGAGCTAGTCTTCAACCTCACCAAAAAGAATGACTTCTTGCCTGCCGTGAATGTAAAGGAAGCAATGGGCATCTGCATCGACACAATGTCGGTGGTCAGCGGCGTTGACGAGTTGGTCGTCAGAACGACCGTTCCGCCATCCGCGGCGGCGAGTGCCGCCGCGCCATTCGTGTTAGCTGTTACTGTGTATCTGCTCGTGACCGACTGGGTCCAATCAAAGTCATCGAAGGCCGCGTGGTACATGAACGGATTCGGTTGCCCATACGAGGCCAAGGGCCCGAAAACCGGATCCGTCGATACGCCGGACGTGAACCGAACCGGCCGCGGTGAAGGTGCTGCCATTCAAATCTCCTCGCGGCCCAAAGGGCCGCACTAACGTGCGCGATAGAGATCTCTAATCATTACGGACCATTCGACCCCAAGATGCCACGCGGATCCGTATCGCCGAACGATACCCGGAAGTACGTGCTAGCCAGCGCATTCTTCGTCCCGAAGTCATTATCCTGGTCGAAGATCGGCCGGTCCCTCCAGAACATCTGCATCCCATGCTTGCAATTGGTTCGGACGAACCACGCATGCGCATTCGTGAAATAGTGATTTAACTTGATGCCCTTCGGGAAAGCGTTCGTCGCCTTGAGAACGTTGATGTCGTTCATTGCCGTCCCCGGCTGCAACACACTCTTCAGGATGCGGTTCGCGTTGAACCATTCCTGGCGAGCGATGTGCAGTGATTGCGGCAGGATCGACACAAACAGCCCTCTGTCGGTCTGGAGGCCCATTGCCTGAATACAAATGTCTTCGAGGCTAGCCTCCATCAGGTCTGCCGCCGGCGAGAGCGCATTGCTGTAGGTGCCGCCGGTAGCGTTCGGGTTCGCCGTTGAGCACAACGACTGCCCATTGGCGTTCAGGAACACATTTCCAGTGAACGCATCGTTATAGACCGCGGCCGCGAGGTTCTCGAGGGTCTGTGTGATCGAGAACGCATTCGCCTCGGCCCGATTCATCGCAACCTTCTCATAGAGGTTATCCCGCAGCTCCTCAAACGTAACGATATAGCCCAGCGAATAGGCTATGTGCGTGTACGTCTGGATGAAGCCCTGGATTTCACTATCGTACGTTACCTCTCCACCTTCGGGTTTGATGTTAGCTAGCCCGAACCCAGTAACCTGGGCGTCTTGCTCGTAGGCCATCCCACTATCCATCTCCTCGTAGAGATCGGTGTATTCGATGGGATGCTCGTCGTATACCTGCCCCCAAAATGCGTGGACACCCGGCCATAGTGCTTTCGGGTGACTACCAGTGGTGATTGTGCCGCCAATTGCCATTTATGTACTCCTAATCAGAGGGCTGCGATGCCAGCGCGATAGTTGTGGTTGTTGATCAGCACCCACCACTTTTGGCCTGCGCCGCCCGTCGAGGGGGTGGTGTAGAACAGATTGTCCGGCCGCTGCGCGAACGCAATGATTTTCAGGTTCAGCGTTGCGGTGGTCGTCGGCGCTGCCGTGTCCGTCAGCGTGGTGCCTGACACGAACGTTGTTACCGTCGACGCGGTCGCAGACGCCCCCAACAGGATGTTGGCATTCCGCCCCAACGCTGTACTGGCAGTCAGGTTCGTCCCCGCACCGCCCTCCTGAATCTCGAAGATAACGTTCGGATCATCCGCAACCAGACAATAGTAGTCCTGCGCTTTGGTGATCGGCGCGTACACCTTCGATAGATCCTGCGGGTTGATGTACGGGCCGCCGGCAACAGCAACCACTCCGGGTTTTGTGCCCACTGCCATAATCACCCCAACAGCTGCGGCTCCCGCCGCGGTCAGCGACACGTACGGAATACCCGTTACCGTCGAGCCACCCGCCGAGCCACCACCCACCAACGAAACCAAATCCCCAACAAAATAGTTGTTAGTGCTATCTGTTGAGGGAATAGCATAAATCCGGCCCTTCCCGTCGTACTTTGCACCGCCGAGGTATCCGACCGGAGATAGGCCAGCGATTTTGCTCACATTAGCCATTTAGATCTCCTAGAATAAAAAAGGATCATTCCCCGATTTTCCTGGTTAGTCGCTTTACTTTCCGCACCGGGCGGTTGAACAGGGCCGTTTTGCGATAAGCCAAGTTGTCTTTATCGCGCAAGTTCCCTTCCTTATCGAACATCTTTGCCTCTTCACCGAAGATGGCTTCGAGGATCATCGAATTGCGCCGCTCGAGCGCCTTCTGGTCCTCTTGGAAGTACTCCATCTTCAGCTTCATCAAGTTTAATCTAACAGGCTGGCCAGCGGCGTTTTGTCCAGCGATAATGCTAACATTAGTCCCAAGATCAGTGTTGCCGCTATCGCAAGCGCTCTGGCCAATACCGATAGGATTAGTAGATATTTCGTTGCGTTTGACGGGTTCATAGTAGGCGTCCACAGCCGCGGGAATGTTCTCATCTTTGAACCAGTAGAGACGCCAGCCGGGGATCTCGGGCACCTGTAGGCGCTGGCGGATCTCGCTCATGGGTACACGAGGTGGGCGGCGCGTCTGCGACGCGCTCTGATCCTGGGCAGGATTACTCACCATCGCAGGGACCGCCCCCTTCCCAACATCCAATTTTGCTTCGGCCATGACTGTTTCCTACTGTGTTAGAACCTTTTTGCCCCACGACTCATCGAAATAGTCAGAGGCGTAGCGGGCACGATAATCGGCGATGGTCTTGTATTTGACTGCGCCGCCGGCATCGGTCTTGCCCACGAAGCGCTTGGCGAGTTGGTCGCACTGCCGCTTCGCCTCGGCCGGCAGATCCTCGAATGCTCGACCATTGCTACCAGCGCCGCTGCCATCCATCCGGCTACCCTCAACGCGCGGGGCAGCATTCCGTCGGGGGTTATCGTTCATTCCAAACCTCTTCCGCACTTCGGTAGCCACGTAGTCGAATTTCTGTTCGGGGGTCATCGCTGCGGCCTTACCCGATTTGTTCAGCACATCCATCGCCGCAACGGCGGCGGCGGCCATCATCTGGTCGTCCTTAAACCATGGGTTATCGGCGGTGAACTTCTCCATGGCGGTCTGGATCGCTGGCGGGAGCTGCGCCTCCGACCCCGAGGGGGTCGGCTGTACAGCTGGCTTCCGCTTCGCCTCGCGCAACCGCTCGTTCAACTCAGCTAGGTCGTCCCGTAGCTTCAACTCGAGGCGCAGGTCATTAGCCTCGTGAGCCGCTACGATCTGCTCCACAAGCCCCTCTCGCGCCTCAGTGGTGTCCTGCACCCGCTGCTCGGCGGCGTTCTCCTGAAGCTCCGCTAGCGCCTTATCGCGCATCTGGTTCAGCCGCCGCTCCTCCATTAACTGTTGCTGCAGCGTCGCCACCTCCCCTTTCAGGGTCTGGTTCGACTGCCGCAGAAACGGAATAAACGTCTCCCCTCGCTCGACCCACGTTTTCGCATCCATCCACTTCTCGGGCTTTCCCGGAAAGTCCTCGAGCGGCGACCATCCCGTCTTGCGGGCCCGCTCCTCAAACTCATTCACCGGCTCCGCCGGTGCCTCAACTTGTTCCTCATCAGCCATATTCGTTACCTCGCTATCGTTACCTTGGACGCCTGTTTCTGCGCTACCAGCGGATCCTTCACCAGCACATCATCCATCTCACCCGTCTCGATCTGGCAAAAGATATCGTTATCGTTACACAGCCGGTAGAGTTCACCGTCCGCGGTGCCTTTGACGATCGCACCGCAGAACTTACTGATCAGCACCTTATCCCCGGGCTTCGCCCGCGCGGGCTCATCGGGCCAGCAAAATTGACCTACTTGTACGACCACTGCTCTCATCTCCGCCATGAACTCACGGGCCTTCACAGCATCGGGCACAGCAATCGGCGACTTATCAATCTCAGGGCTGTACGGCTTGCATAGCACTGCTCGACCAACAGCTTTAAGTCCACTCTTGTTTTCCATCACGATATTTCCTTCGCTGATACTCATTAAAGCATTCTCTATGGTGGTGCCTTCCAGTCTTACTTGTCCTTTGGTAATACACCACCATGTTAATTGTGTCATCCCACTTCTTGCAGTAACGACAAAATCTGTAACTAACGTTACCGCAAGCACCTAAAGCTCTTTCACGGAGATGAAGTAGCAAATGGTATTCTTGACTCGGGCAAATAACCAAATTGTCTGCGTCGTTATTGCGCGGATTACCGTCTACATGATGCACTACAGCACCCAAGGGCAACGGCTTGCCCAAAACTTCTTCAGCTACCAACCTAGACGTATCTTTACCCGTCGGCATCTTGCATCGCCTCTGCATATTCCTCGTAGGTTAGTTCTAAGAAATCGTTAATGAACTTCATTTGTCCCAGCGCTTGTAAATTGGCGGAATGCGTTTCAATCGGCTCATTGCTTTGGAACGCTCCCGTTGCCCACGCTGACATTTGAGCCGCCCGGTACTTTGAGAGATACCGACGAATCATCTCGTTGTGAGGATGAGTCCTCCATGTCGCGAACTCCTCCTCCGTTAGAATCCTCTCCACTTCCCCCTCCCAACAGTGCCTTGATGTTTGCCTGCATCTGTTCGCCGTATGATTTGTGCATCTCGATTAGCTGATTGAAGGCTTCAATTTTTTGGGCCGCATCGGCCGCATTCGCTTCACTCGCTGCTTTGAGAGCCTGGGCTTCCATAAGGCGGATTTTCGCATCATTGACTCTCCTCTCTTCCATTAGCCGATTAGCCCACTCGAGCTGCTTGGATCTAATGTCGAGCTGTTTGGCTTGGAGCTTCATCTGCTCGACCATAGCTTTGGGGTTGGGCATGGTGTGCTCTGGGGGGACTTTCCCCGGTCCCGGATATACCCTCTCAATGCCCTCGATCTCGATACTCTCGAGGAACGATTTCTCCACCTCAGCGATATCGTAGCCGGGTGTCGCCGCCGACGCCTGTTTAACGATGATCGCCTGATTGACCCGCATCACCGTCGAGGTGATACGGGGGTTGGCCACGGGCGCTATCTGGTCCGGGTTCCCCGTGTAGTCCTCGCGTCTAATAAAGTCATCGCCCGGGCCGAAGTTCTTCTGCCCGACCGGCATATACTCCCGATTGAGGTCATAGCGGCGCTTAAGCTCTTCCTTCATAGAGCGCCAGAACCGCTTGAAGGTCATCGAGAAGATCTGCATGCCCTGTTCGGTCATTCCCTGATACGTGGAAGCGGGAGTGTTTTGGCCGGGGTTCTCGCCCACCGTGGCATCCACGGTGCCCGCTATCCGATTCGAATACTCAATTAAAAGCCCCAACAGCTTGAACATCACGTCGTTCGATTGCCGCTCGGGGTAGGGCACGATGTTCTTGCGGAGATCATCGCCGGTCGAATCAACACGCTTCCACTCATTCGGCTTAAAGGTGTAGACGCCGCCGCGAATCTTCGCTCCTCGACCGAGGAATCCGCCGTTGCTGTTCTGCATCGTCCCAAAGTCGATCAGCTGGTTAATGCCAGCGTCGACCGCAGCATTGATTGGACCGAGGAACACACCGAACCCCAAGTCGTAGATGCCGCCGTCCGGCGAGGGAATGAACGAATACTTGGTGAAGTACTCCGTGGGTTTGATCCGCAGGATCTTGTTGTCGCGCCGCTCGACGGCGCTCTCATCACCCACGCGCGCCACCAACCGGCACAACTTATGACTCTGTTCCTCGATCGTAGCAATGTAGGGCTCGGCATAGCCGTCGCCATCAAGATCCAACAGCGTGTGCTGTTCGAGGAAATAATGCGGCGTGTAGTCGTCGGGCGGCGGCGGCGTCATTCCCAGTCGCTTATCGGTGCGGATGTCGTTCAGATCAGGGCGGGATGAAGGGGCCTGATCGAACCACTCTTCCTTCCGCACATCGCAAAAGACGCCGCTCGCCGCCCTCTCATAGATCTCATTCCGATCGAGTGGAATCCGATGCGTCTTGCGCTGTGCGGTCTCCACCGACTTCGCATAGTAGTGAATCACCAAATCCTTCGCCAACACGAGTTCGCTAATCGGATAGCCTTTCGAGGGGCTATAGTATGACTTGACGAAGTTGGTACCAACGATGGAAAGGTTAATCAGTAGCCGATCATGTTGTTCTTCCCAGGACTCATCCTCTTCGAGGAGCTGCCAGCTCATATGTTTGCCGATCCGCATGGCTCGCTCGCGCACCACCGGGCTCTCTTTCCCAATCACCCGGTACCTAACCACTTGGGTGCCCTGGATCATGTTGGCGTAGGCCCGGGCGCTGAACTGTAGGGCAGCAATGGTCACAAGGGGAAAGACCACGTTCGAGCACCCGGGCCATGGGAAATTCTTGGGCTCGGAGACCTGCATCGCGAGGTTCATCGCCGCATCATTTCGATCCTCCCACTGTTTGCGCGACGCTTTGTCGCGGGCATAGCCCATCCACACCGCGTTAGCTATCGCTCCGCGATCCCTCTCGCTGAACCGATCGCACAGGTTCGGCTCAAAGATAACCTCTCGGTCAAACTTTATATTTTTCTCGAGTTCTAACACTATCAATATCCTGTAACTGGGCAGCGGCCGTCGCCGCCCGACTTCAACATCATCGCCTCAGCCTCGAAGGCTTCCTCCTCGGCGGTTCGCTCATCGCCATCCTCGAGGATGACATCATCCAACCCCCGCTCGAGAGTAACCGTTGAATCGAACTGGTCATCCAGTGTCGCTTCCGCAGTGGCGGAAAAATCGAGCAGCTCTTCCTCATACTCGTCGTACCACGATGTTCGCTTATTAAAGCGGCAACCGCCGGCCTTCATTCTCTTTCTAAACGGCTGGCCTCGGGTCGCCTTGTCCTTGACGGGTAGAGTCGGCACGAAATCGAGGAATATATTGCGCTCGCGCATCTCATCGCGGATGATTGGATAAACGGCCTTCCAGATCACTCCGTCTTCAACGAACCAGTGCGCCGGGTGCCATCTCTCCTCTATTTCGAAGATGACATCGACCCATTCCTTGGAGTCCCAGCGGCCAACCCGCTGATCCATCACATCGATGAAGTTATCGATGGTTTTCCCGCCGATGGTGAAGCTGGTGCGGTTCGCCGCGTCTTTTTTGCTCACCGCGAAGTCACAACCAACCGCCAGGAGGCGATATTGGTCGAGATCTTCCTCGCGGAGCGGGAGGAATTGCTCGAGTAATAGATAGGCGTTCTCATCGTCGCGCGGATCGTTCAAATACTCTTGGGAATAGCCCGCGGAGTCGCCCTCTTCGATGAATTCCTGTCTAATCGCGCGCAAACGCGACTCGGAGAACTTCTCGGGCCATAACAGACCCGAAAAATCGCTGTAACCGCGGCTAGCCTTGTAGCAACGGGACGACCACGCGACGTTGTGCATTAAATGATTCAGCAGAGCGTCTTTGTGGAGGATGGTACCGTGCACCCTGATCTTTCCCGAGTCGCGGAGCGCCTGCTTGCAGGCCCGAAAGAACCATTTGCGCAGTTTTTTGCGCCGATCGCGATTCTCGACCTGCTCGTCGTCTTCGAGATCGTCCACGATGATTAAGCCGGGCCGTTTGCCGCGCCATTTGCGGCCGCGGATCTTCTGCTCAGCCCCACGGGCCAGAATCCTGAATTGGTACCCATCGGTGCACTCAACAATCACGTCCGTGCCGGTCCGCTTGAGGAATTCCTTGATCTTAAAGTCGCGGATCAGGTCGTCATTTTCGGTTAACTCGGTGGTAATGTCGCCCAAATGCTCAGCCGCCATCTCCTCGCTCGAGGACACGATGATCACGTAGTTTTCATCGCGGAACAGCACTTCTGCGAGGCAAAAATCGTGCGTCAGCGCAGTAGATTTGGCGTGATTTCGCGGAGCGGCGGTCGCCGCCGCTAGTGCATCCGAGCAGTAGCGCCGCCAGCACTCCCGGTGGAAGTCAGGCGTCGGGCGCGGTTGGTCGTACCGGGGGCTCAAATAGACCCCCGACAGCGACTCAACCAGCTGCGCTGTTAGCTTCATGGCAGATCCGGCTCGACAGCTAGGTAGCCAGCCAGCTGCACCGACTGCGGCGTGTCTGTCGTAACGGTATACATCAGCTTGTAGATCACTCCCTCAACTCCGCCCCTGACCAGTTGCTCAACGATAGAGCCGCCGATCGCCGGCACCCCAACCAACATCGCCCCGGGATTAGGATCAGTTCCCGAATAGACCGAACAGGATGTCGCAACATTCTTGATGATCTCACCAGCCCCCAAGCGGCCCATAAAGTCCATCGGTATCACTAAGCTTTCCCCCGCTTTCTTGGCACTTAGGACAACCCGGCTCTGCCAGTCCGGCGGCACCGGAATATAGTGACCAAAGAATAGCTGACTACCGCCGCCGTCCGCATAGCTGTAATAGCCACCCTCGGCGATAAGCGGTGGCAGCGGATTGAGGCTGATCGTGTCGACGCCCGCGAAAGTGTAGGTGAGGGCATCGGCATCCAGTTGTACATCAACCATCGAGCTAGCGCCGGCGAAGTTATAGCTGCCGGGCTGCGCCAACAGTTGATAGTTGATAAGGCCGCCGAGCAGGGCCGCGCCGCCGGCATAGCCATAGATCGCCCCGCCCGCGATAAACGTGTAGACAGTAGCGCGCGGCGGCGCTGTATATGGAGTGTTGAACCACCATTTGTTCCAGACAGCAGCGCCACGACTTGCGGTCGTGCGGGAGACGAGTGGCCAGCTTCTCGGGTAGCCGGTTGGATTGGTGAGCCAAGTAGAGCGGATGAGCCGCCCTTGATCGAAGACCTGCTGCTGGGGGGTCTGCCATGGAGTGAGCCACCAACTAACCCACACTGTGGAGCCGGCGGCAGACCTCTCTCCACTATCAACCCTCGGATAGACCGTCTGGGTGCGAGCGCGGTAAAGCCACGCACTACCACCGAGCAGCCCTTGTCCAAATGAGGCCATTTATCCTTGAGACTCAACGTATGTTCCAGTAGCAAAGCTTGAGGCCGTATTCAGCTGATACAGCCAATACGGCACCACTCCGTTGTAGAGGCGAGCGAACCCTCCCGTGATGCAATCGACCGACCCAGAGTTCACCCCGAGGAGCAGACCCGCGAGCGGCCGGAACGCCACAAGGTTGATAGTTCCGGTCGTCCAAGTCGCCGAGAGGGTGATCGACTGCACCGACCGCACCCCCAAGTCCCCGGCCTGCAAACTAATCAAAAATGTGTTGCCTAGTGCTAGGGTAGCCGCGGTGGCTCCTATGTTAGATCCAGTTCGCCCGGCGGTTCCCGCCGAGTTGGTGTAGCTAACAGTCAGCGTTGGCGTACCCGCGCCGGTCGCCACTGAAACCTCCACCGCTAGCAGCACCCCAACACCCGTCGTTCCGCCGACGGCATCCCTCGCAGGCCAAACCGAAGTGCTGATGGTTTGCGCTGTCGTTATCGTGACATCGATGCCGCCGTTATCCCAGATCCGATCGCACAGCATCGCCCAGCCGCCAGTCGTGCCTGAGAGGTGGGTGAAAGTGGCCCGCGATAGGTAAGAGTTTCCACTGCCAGGATCTGTATGCGGCAGCTGCCCTTGAATCGGCGCGGTGTAGGTAGCGCCATTTATGGAGCCGCTAGGTACGCCGGCCGCCGGCAGGCCCGTCTGCGCCCAAGACGACTGCAAACGAGCAGCACCGGTAGCCGCCTTCGTGAAGTACCTCGGCGGTATCGCCCCTGCCAGCACCCCATCAAGTGTAGTAATGGCCATTTAGTTACCCTTGCGTCTCTATATAGTGACCATAAGCCGATACGGTCGTGGTGCCCGCGGGAACGAATACCAAGAAAGGAACCGTGCCGTTGAAGATCTGCGGGAACCCCGCAGTGATCACATCTATCGCGTTGGAGGTCTGCACCGCCGAGTCGAGCATCGCGAGCACCCGATAAGCCACCATGTTGATGGTCCCAGTGGTCCAGGCCGTGGTGAACTGAATACTCTGGATAGACCGCACGCCCGTGTCGGTGCCCTGCAGGCTCAGCCGGAAGAACGCCCCGATGGTTGTCGCCGCCGCCGTCGGCACATCGATGAAATTACCTGTCCGCGATCCCGTGCCCGACTGATTCGTATACGTATAGTTGGTGAGCACCGCCGCCGTCGCCGAGGTCGCGGCGCTCGTCTCGATCGCTATCAGTATCCCATCCCCATTGGTGCCGCCCGCTACATCCCGGGCCGGCCAAACAGAAGTCGAGATCGACTGTGAGGTCGTGTTGTTGACCGCAACTTGGTTGTCCCAGATGCGGTCGCAGAGCATAAAAGTGCCGACGTTCTGCGAGAGGGCGATCTGAAACCTAGCCAGATAGGAATTGCCGCTAGCTGGATCATAGTGCGGAATCTGTCCAGTCACGGGGGCGGTGTAGGTGCCGCCGTTGATGCCGGTGTTGTAGGAGCCGGCCGCCGGCTGCCCCGCAATCCCCCACAAACTCCAGGGCCGACCGTTCACATGCGTTCCAGTCGTTGCCGCCTTACAAATTATCTGCGGCTGCTGTAGCCCCGCTATCGCGCTGTTGAGTGTCGTGATCGCCATATCTTTACCCTTGGGATTCCATGTAGTGGCCGATAGTAGACAGCGCGCCGGTGGCGTTCGGGATATAGATCAGGAAGGGCACCACACCATTGAAGAGCAGGGGGAATCCACTCGTCACCGGATCCACCGCATTGGGCGAGGTAAACAGTGAGTCTTCCAACACGGCGAGTATCCGGTAGGCGACCATGTTCACGGTGCCGGTAGTCCAGGCGGTGGTGAACTGAATCGATTGAATCGATTTTATGCCGGTGTCGCCGCCGGCAAGGCTCAGCCGGTAGAACTGGCCCGCGGTCGCAGAGACCGCCGTGGGCGCGTCCACGAAATTCCCAGTCCTCGACCCCGTACCCGCTGAGTTGGTGTACGTGTAGTTGGTCAAGACAGCCGCCGTCGATGAGGTCGCCACGCTAACCTCTATGCCCGCGTAGATACCATCGCCGTTCGCTGTACCGGAGTTGTCTCGAGAGGGCCATGCGGACGTATTGATCGTCAAAGAGGTCGTGTTGTTGATCGTGAGCTGATTGTCCCAGATACGGTCACAGAGCATTATCACGCCGCCCTGATTAAGCGCAGCGGCCTGCGTCTGACACTGGAACCGAGCCAGATACGAATTAACGCCGCCGGCAGGATCCGTATGCGGGATCTGGCCCGGCACCATCGCGCTCGAAGAGCTATAGTTAGCGCCGGCAAGCGTAGTGTTGTTGTAGCTGCCTGCGCCGGGTATACCGCCTAGTGCCCATAGGCTCTGCGGCCTCCCCACAACTAACGTAGGGGTGGCACTCTTAACGAACATCTGTATCGGCTGGAACCCAGCCAACACACCATTTAGGTCAGTGATAGCCATTAATCATGTCCTCGACAGGAACAGCCCGTCCCGGTCCGCCAATGTCACGGACGTAACGGCTGCGCCGTTGTTGATACCCGGAGCCTGAGTACCGGTGAATTTATGGTAGGTGGTCTCGAGGGTGACGGTCTGGGAGCCATTGCCCTTCGGATTCACCAGGATGATCCCGTTCTCGAAGTCTCGTCGGTAGACGCCGCTCGGCCCTTGCGCGTAGTACTTGGCGGGGAACGCCGGTACTCTCGCCCTTCCTAGACTGAACCCAAACTCATCGTAGAGCACTATGTCGTTATAGTTACTACCGTTCGAATGCACATACGCGGCGTCGCCCAACAGGCACGAGCACAGCCCGTAGCGCATCGATTGGTAGTCGGTGATAGTGCCGTCCTGGGAGAATATGAGCTGCTCCGGTCGGCGCACCATCTGATGACAGAACTGATAATACGCCATCATCGGAGCCCAGCCAGCGTAGGTTTCTATCGAAAAAGTCTGCCCGATGATGGCTTCCATGAAGCCGCCATCCAACATGCCCTGATAGCCTTGGGTGGCGGCTATCATCGTCGCCGTGGTGGTGCCGTTGGCACCCCAGTCAGCGATGTTGCCCCACTGCAGCTGACCATACGGCTGCACTGACCGCTTCGTACTTATCAGCGAAACGTAGCCATCCCGATACCGCTGCTGGACGACGGGATCCGTCTGCAGCTCGACGGTGCCATTCTGGTTCCAGTCCGCATCCACCCTCGGCTTCCAGAACACATCATCCGTGTAGATGCCGTCCAGCTGCCCCACGTCCAGTGGGTTATAGGTCAAATCGAAGTTCGCGCGGTACTGAAGGTAATTCTGCCCACTCACCACATTCGAGTACAACGTGGTGTTGATCTCAGTGCCAGCGGCTCCACCCGAGTTGCTGGGCACCACTGCGCCGCTGGGATAGGTCGTCCTAGCGAACCAATTGTTAGCGGTAATGGTGTTCCACAGCGGATTGTAAGCATTACCAGGGTTAGCGTTAACGTTCGTGATTTCTTCCGCTATCGTGTAGCCGGTCAACACAACCCTCAGGTTAAGTGCTCGCACGGCGGCTATTTGCTGGGCAGCGGTCTTGCCACCAGCGGAAAAGCCGGGGTAGAAGGCGACTACCCCAATGTGTATTCCATTCCACTTTGAACCGAGCGAAGCGATATCAAGCAGCCCGATCAGATTCGCTGCCAGCCGCGGATACCGCATTATCTGGAAGAAGGAGCCGAGCGATCTGCCATCCGTACCCGCTGTCGCATACGTCCCAGTTACGACGTTATAATCTTCCGGCGAGCCCGGCATCGTTGTGTTGCTGACGAAGTTCTTGAACCCCACCAAGTTATAGTCAACTGGATTGTAGGTCGTCGCCGGGAAGGCGTTCGCACCCGACGACGTATCCTTGATAAATAGGTTCTTGTCCCAGACCAGATTCGACTCGAAGCTGAACTGGACCGCTACGCCGCCGGTCGCCCCGAAGTGCGGCGGTAGCGTGCCGCTCGGGGTATCGATAATGATACCCGGGTTCGCATCCATTATGTTGTTAGTCACTATCCAACGATCGTTCAGGATATTGGTGGTAGCGTTACCCTGGAGGATCTCGAAGCCGCGCGGGAAACCGAGCGAATACCCGAAGCTCGGCGGCGCTATGATTATGGTGTTATTACTGAACTCGGTATCTGGGTTGCGGCCAGTGATCCAAATGCCCCGATTATTCCCGCTTGAACCACTCCTATCGTCCGTGAAAGCCGGGTTACACCAGCAGAGATTGTTGTGCCAGCGCTCACGCGCGGTACACAGAATCTGGTTGTAGTCGATGTTGGTGGAGATGTAGCCGAGGCTAAGCACCCCATACGCCTGATTGTTGTAGATGTCGCCGTCGAAGATGTTCTGCCACATCCCACAACTCTGTGGGGGCAGAAGGTATTGCGGAGAGCCGCCCGGCGGAGCCGGCGCTGATCCCAGCGGCAGTAGATAGGTGAACTGGTTGGCCGCTATCGTTGTAACGACAAACGTGCCGTTATAAACAGTATTAGCGCAGCCAAAGATGGTTGTTGAGAACTTATCGCCGACGGCGACGTTGTGGTTGTACTGGAGGGTGCACGTGACCGTGCCGCCGTTAACGCTTGACCAAGGCAGAGTGGTTATGACCCGCGGCGCTCTCGAGCTGATCTGGTCGCGCGGCGTGATCGGCATCGCCCGGCCCTGTTGCCCAAAAGACGCATACAGGAACGCATCGTTCTGCATCAAGTTATCGTGCCAACTCCACCCATAGATGCACTTCTGCTCGAGATGGTTCTTTACCTTCCGAGAGATGCTCGCGTTAGCGCCGTATTGGTCAACGGTGGTGATCTGCTGCCACACTGTGGGCTTGTGGGTCCAGCAGAACCGGATGGTTTCATCGTGCGGCATGCTCGACTGAGGAATAAAGAAGCCGCCGCTGATATGTTGCTCGCCCGTTGCCTCCATGTAGCAGTTCTGCATGCAGAGCGGACCACCAGCAGTTAAATTCATCGCCTGAGTGTCGGTGCCGGCGGGCCCGCTATCTATCCCGAACAGGTAACACTGGCTCACAACAGCATTATCAGCGCCGCACGCTATCGCGCGGTAGAACCACGAGCGGTTGCTGGCAGTCAGGTCTCTCCCCGCCACGCAGCGGTCCACCACCGACCCATCAGCCGAGCCGTTGATAACGATGCAAGTGTAGGTGTTGGCGCGATCGAATGTAGGGCTGGGCCCTAACAAGCCCGGCGCGGGCTGAACGCAAATCCCCACTAATCGCGTGTTAGCGCCGTTGATAGATATCCCGTAGCCACCGTTCGGGCCGTTCGCCGAGGTAAACTGGACCGTCGGCATGATCGGGCTAGAAATAACGGTGTTGCTGGGGCCGATCGGAATCCCCGCATCGTAGGGTGTCGGGCAGTTGCAAGTAGTGTTGGCGAGGAGCTTAGTGGTGCAGTTCGCCTGCAGCCCAACATTCCACACTACGTTGGCGGAATCAGTGACGAAGAGCGCTGAGCGGGATTCAATCCCCGAGGGATTGCCCGAGGCAAAGACGACCATGTACCAGCCCGAACGGCCTCGGAACGGAGCGTTCAAGGTACAGCCAGTTGCGCCGGCGGCGATGTTCGCGCCGGTAGCCGTGTACGTTACATAGCTGACATCGATTACGTACGAATAGGGGATCGGCTCGATGCTGCTATTAATCCACAGGTTAGCGGTGTTAACGATGAAAGCAGCGTTGGCGGTGTTGCTGGTGTAGGTCAGGCCGGCGGTCAAGGTAATCTTGTCGCCGGGCGCTGCATGATCAAGAGCCCACTTAAACGAACAGCCAACGCTGCCGCCGGTCCCCGTGCCAGTACCGGCGGTGCCACTGTTAGCGGCGGCGCTATTCTGGGTGGCGGTCCACGTTGTGCCCCCCGTTGGGGGATTGTAGATAGGGATGTAGGTAGCCGGATCGATCACCTTGGTGGGCGGTGTGGTGCCGGTCGCAGCCAATGTCGTGACGGTTAGATTGGGACCGGCGGCTCCCGGTACGCCACCCACTACCCCTCTCACATAGAAGGTGTAAGAGGTCGAAGAGGAAAGGCCAGTGGCATTGTTGAACAGGAAGGCGACACTCGGGACAGTCGTATCGTAAGCCCGGGGGACTATCCCGGTGGCGATCGGGCTACCATCCCCCAGATCGGCGCGGTAGGCGTTGTAGCTGTCAGGGACACTGCCGTCGATCGGCGGCCACCAGCCCACCTCAACAGAGTTAGAGGTGACGGTGCTGAGCCACATCGCCTGCGGCGCGCTCGCCGGCGTGCTGGTAGTGTGGTTAAAGGTGGTCCCTATGCCTGACAGTGCGTAGCTGCCGCGGGCGGCAGTCATCTGATACGCGATAGTGCCCGCCCCCGTCTTTGTGAGGGTGGTGCTGCCGCCCACCGTGTGGTAGGTCGCGCCCAGCGCCGAGAGTGTTCGGGCGGTCCCGCTGGTTCCCGGGAACGCTATCCTAATCCCGAGCGGCACGGGTCTAGCTCATCTGCAATATGCCATTAACGCTATCGAACTGAACAGTGAAGGTATCTCCGCTGTTCATGTTCACCACGCTCCCGTAGTCCCACCAACCTAACAGGGGCTTGTTGGTGGGGGTTGTAGGAGTGGTGTCGTAGAGGATGACGTAGCGGAAGGCGGGTAGCGAGGCGGTAGCGGACCACGTCGGCGACGCAGCGGTACCTTTAAAGACCCAAAGGCCCGCCGTTTGGCCACTCGCGGTGGTGGTAACGGTAGCGCCGCCGACGGTATAGCCACCTCCGGTGGGCAGCTCACCGCCCGACACGTCCGCGTAGGCCGCGTTGCTAGCGGCTGGCGCTGTATTGGTGAGCATCACCTTCAAGGCATCCTGCCCTACTTGAAGGTTACATCCCCCATTCCAGGGGAGCGCCGCCACATTGTTGAACTTGAAAAATGTTGCCACGACTCTCTTACTCCTTCTCAGTATCCGGCTCAGTTGGCTGACTTGGCGGCTCGCTTGGCGGAGGTTGCGGAACATCTGCTGGAGGTTGCGGAGGACTCGGCTGCTCATTTCTAGCGCCTCCTATACCAATACCGCGATGCGCCATCACGCCCGTTTCGCAGGGAATCGTGTAGTCGGTCATTTGCTTATCCTCTGTTAGTTAGCCCGAGCCGACGCCCTGCACCACGACACCAGTGAGGGAGCCGGCGGCGCGCGCGCCCGCCTTCAAACAAACGCCTGTAACCGGGCCGACGTTTCCATAGTAGATGGTAGCGGCGATACGGGTCGAAGCGCCGGTGATAGCCGCCGGGGTGGCGAACAACCTGAAATATTGGTGGTAGCAGGGCGTCGAGGCGACTGTCTGGGAGACCGTCGATGTGACCGTATAAGTGGTGGTCGACGGCGTGGTTGCTACGACGTACCAGCCATCCACATTGGCCTTTAGGCCGATGATTCGCACCACGTCGGCGGCTACCACGCCCCCCTTCAGGGGTAGCGCGGGGTCCGTGACCGTGATAGCGGTGGTGGTCTGCGACGCGGTGATCGGAACGAGGGAATCGGAGCTACAGTCATCGTAGGTGACCGTGTACGTGTAGGTGATACCGCTGGCGTCCTCGCTGAGGATGCCGCCGAGCGCAACGCCGAAGGTCGGTTGGATGTAGCTGACCGGCAGGATAAAGGCACCGGAGGTGCCCCATGTCGCGGTCCCCGCGGCCGCTAGCGCATTCGAGTAGACCGGGCTTCTCATCTATATCTCCCTAACCGAGCTGCGCCCCCGACCGAAGACGGTCGGCCGGCTTAACCACCGGCGAACTTCTTGTGTTGGCGGATGGGATCGCTAGCGGTGGGGACCTTCTGGTCCTCCACTTGGAACCCGGGACTGAACTGGGGGTAGCGTGGTCCGCCGCGGAGGAAGCTAGCCAGATGCTTGCTCGCGTGGGGTATCGTCGCTCGGCCCGATCCTTTCGACCTCGCCATCTATAGTCTCCTGCAGCTGCGCTGACTTCCGTCTAAGCAACTGGGTTAAGTTTTCACCGAGGACATTGAGGTGTTGTTCGACGTTGACTTGGACGGCCGCCGGCGGCTGCTCTCGAGCGCCGTAGCCCAGCGCTCGCGCGCTGAGGGAAAAGGTCTGGAGGGCCAATTGATCGGGTATCTGTTCGGGCTGAGCCCGAAGCTTCTCCCTGAGGATCTCCATCGAGCGGAAGTAGAGGCCGCGGGCCTGCTCCTCGGCGGAGGCGCGCATGATCGGATCCACGATCTCCTCGCGCTTCTCCGCTAGCTTCGCCTGAAAGGCATCGGTCGCGATAACAGTAGAGACCCAACTCGCCGAGTAGCCGAGTCGGTCCGCTATCTCGTTTTGGGAGATGCCGGGCGAGGAGATGATCATCGTGACCATCGCCTCGTGGGAATAGTTTAGGCCGCGCGCCAGCGGCTTGGATTCATCAACAGGATGGCCGTCGGCGTCCAGGGATTTGCCCGCCCAATCAGCAGCTTGCGGCGTCTTAGCCGCAACAGGTTGTGTTCTTGTATCTACCGCTGTACTAGCGGCGGTGTGATTGGGGGCTAACCTTACGCCCGCGGCGGGCGCTAGTAAATAGCCAGCCGAGGGTATTTCTGGTGCATTGCTAGGCGAATTGTGTGCGCAGGTTATTCCGGGTGCCAGACTATGCGAGACTGCACCGCGCGCGATGATGCACCGCAGCAATTTTCCCCTCCACCCCTCTCGCAAGTCATTGATTCTATTAGCATTATAGTAGTTGACAAGCGCCAGCTAGTATGCAGCGCCGCTTGAGCGGCGCTCATGCAACTAGCATGCCAGTCAATAAGCGTGCCACTACTAGCCACTAGCTCACATATATATATTTGCTGGTTCTGCTTGACGGCGCTTGCTAATCGTGGGCAGGCGAGTAGAATTACCTGCGCAGACATTCATCCTCAGGAACCGGAGGCTCACATGTACAGTTATCGCCCTGCTCTTACGACCGACGAGCTAGTTACGATCATGACCGCGTTAAACGCCTACGCGGCGCAGCTTGATCGTTGCGGACTGGCGATTTTCGCAGACAAGACTCGCGCAGCGTACGCGAAGCTCGCAGACCTGCCCGCGACGCATGACGGCGACGCGACTCTCGCAACCCTCTTAACTGGTTGACAGCGCGCTAGCCTCTCGCTCGCGGAGAGGCTTTAGCGGTGCCAATCATGACACCAATCGGAGGCTATATGGCGACTGAAAAGAAACGTGCTCTTACGATAGTGGACGACATCGACGTTGAAGCAGGCAGCCTGCGGCTACGGCTGCGGGACAACACAAAGGGCGATGACGGTACATTTGTACCGGGTAAGGATATTCGCTTTGATGCTAATAAGGACATGCCAGCTAGCATGCGGCTCCCGGCCATGCTTGAGGGTATCAAGGCAAAGGCGAAGCAGCAGACTAATCTCGGCGCTGATGTCTCAATGGAGAAGAAGTGGGCGGCCATGCTTGAATGGTTCGCTGCTCTGCGAACGGGTACATGGGACACTAGCAAGGGTCGCAGCGGCTCCAATGTGGCGCTGCTAGTCGCGGCGCTGCACGTCAAGTCACCCAAGGCTGACATCGATAAGCTCCGCGCGATTGTTGAGAAGTGGACCCCGGAGGCGCGGATTGCCTATTTGCAGAAGCCCGATATCGCCCAGATAGTTAAGCAGATGCAGAAAGAGAAAACCAAGGACGTGGATCTCGGCGCGCTGGACAAGGAATTAGCTGGCCTGATGCCCGCTGATGTTCCTACTCTCAAGTCCGCCTAACTGACAGACGGCTAGTTAACTAGGAGGGCGCTCGCGGCCCTCCGATCTTTTAATCGGAGGCTCACATGGGACTGGTATTCGCGATCATGCTCGTTGTTTGCGCTATTCTTTGGCTCAGATAAGGTTAGCGGGGATGAATAATCCCCGCGTTCCTTTGCGCGCTCGAGATTAGCGTCCAGGGGCTATTAGCTAGGTTGCTATTAGCGGAAATTCGCAATTAGCGAGGATGCTAATAGTGGAAATTCGATATCTAATCCTCTTCTCACCTAATGGGGAAATTCACGTAAGTTGTTGAATTACAATGGAAATAGCTAAATCATCCTCCTGCCTAATGGCACAAGGCATCCGCGAACGCGCGGATTCGTGGGTTTCTTTAAGTTTATGTTTTTATTAATATTTTTTTTTAAAATAATACATAAGAACCTAGCGCCACAGATTTACGGATACCTTGTGCCATTAAGCAGGAAGAGCAGGAAGATGACTTTTACACGCAACTACCTAATCCTACAGCAATTTATAGCAATCACCCACTAGGCTTGCCAAATGTCATGAAGCATGATACGCTTCCCACTCAGGCCCAAGCTCAGGCCCGCGGAAATGACGCCAACAGAACAATTGCTTAATGGAGTAACAGACCCCATGACCATTTCACGGCGCGGCAAGTACGTTAGTAGCAAATTCCACAAGGGCCATCTAAAGTCAGCTAAGCTGTCCGCCTCGCAAGTTGCCGCAATCCGTGAGAGTTACGCTAACGGCGCTACCCAAGGCCAGCTCGCCCGCGAATACGGAATGAGCGTCGGCCAAATTGGCCGCATAGTCCGCCGCGAAAATTGGACACAATTCGCAGGCCCGCTGCACCCCAATCAGATGCCAGATGGCAAGCCGCCAGATTTTATGCAGCCCGGCTGGACTCCTTCACCAGAGGACGCGCCGTCGCTGGAAGTTCTAGAAGCAATGAATCGCGCACGCGACCTTGAAATACAGCAAAAAGAGCTAGAAAAGTTTCTAGCACTATCATCTACAGAAAGCAAAGATGCAGTAGCGGATTATCTCACTGCACGTCCCGCAGAATTCAAATCAGCGGCCATCCCGGCCGCTTCATCGGAGGCTCATCATGACAACGCAACAGACCGCGAAGACGCGGAAGCGAAAAGCGCGGAAGATCCAACCAAATAGCGGCTATTCCCTAGAGTTATACACAGGCCATCTAGTCGAATCGCCCGTTACCCCATCCCATCGCATTGAGGACAGCGATCGTGGCAATTGGCTCGAAGATTGCTACGCCGCCGTCGGCTTATGCTAAGCGCCTGGATTCTCACCTACACTCTAGCTGGCACGACCTACATAGAAGATATGTTCGATAGCCAGCAAGAGTGTCGCGCAGACGCGCTCGGCCGCCAGGAAGCGGCCGACGACGACAGGACCAAAGTCTACTGGTCCTGCCGCCCTTACATTCCAACTCAACCGGAGGCTCCCACAAATGACGATCCCATTAGTATCGTCGTCGAAATATGATTCCCGCTACCTGCTCCAGTTAGCGGGTCTCTGCCATCATGTTCGCATACTCCACTACCTCGCCCGGGGCTGGTGGACGCGGAGCGTCTTACCATGAAAGCTAACCAGCACAACCGCGCACATGCAACGCATGTACGAGTCAAGCAGTCCATCTACCACGCTAACGGCGCTCTGCAGCAGCAGTTCAAATCGATAAATGCCGCTAAGCGTGCTTCGCGCCAATTGTCAATCAGCGGCCATATCGTTATCTGTGAGGACAAGCCGCCGGCACTCCGTGCCGGGGACGCACCAACGAATGTCAGTAGCGCGGCATAGGCGATTCGCAGAGATGCTCACCGCAGAGCGGTTGCGGGACGCAGCCATCGCGGAGGCCCGGCTTCACTACGATCTGGGCCACAACCACGGACGGGTAGTGGCCCTCGTGCGAACCGCTAGGTTCCACAATCAGGAGGCTCTACGATGTCGCCTATTAGTGTTTTCTGCTACCGCATCCGCAGATGGATAGCGGCCCTGCTGTGCGGCTGCGATTGGTGCCGCCGAGGCTACTACTGCTGGCCTGTCCTCAGCGGACAACCGTTCGCGCGAATCCGCCGCCACAACCCCTACGACTAACCAAACAGAGGAGCAACAAAGATGTGCACTGGCTAATACCATTCCTACTAGCAGCTCTGCTGCCAAGTAGGTTCACCGGCGGCCTTCTGGTCGTCTATATGTGTATCCTGATGTTACTCGGATTCTTCGAATAGTCAGATTGAACAATCGGAGGCTCAAATGGACAACGATTCAAAAGACAACGATCTCGAACAGATGGCAGAGTATCTAAAAGAACTGGTAGGCAAACACTGCCCGCACTACGGCGCAGTGGCCGTGGCCAAAATGGCCCACGAACTCCACCGGCGGGGCGACCATAAAGCAGTCGAGCGGATGCTACTGCTCACCTGGATTCAGATCTCCGAGCATCTCACCCGCGACGAAGAAGCCATGAAAGGTACGCCGCCGCCGGCGATCGTGGCCGCGATGTTCCTCGACCTCTACTTCAAGCTCAGGGGCGATTGGAACAAGATCGATACCATGGTATCTGGTCTCTTCGAGAAAGACCACGGCGCGGAAAGTCTCCGCGGAATGGACGAGGCCGTTAAAGCAGCGACCGACGCCGCCATGTCCCAACGCCGAGGAATGCTCAACTAACAGAGCACAACTCAGTGCCACTGTCTCCAGTGGCACTTTTGATGTGCTCTCACACATCCAGCGGCGGTGCGCCGCTGACACAATCGGAGGCTCTAAGTCAAATGTCTAACACACTCGACAAAGCAGTTAAGAGGGTAGCAGTAGCCGACGTCCTGCGGACGGGCGAATCCCTCACGGTCCCATCCGCCATGTCCATTAAGCAGGCAATCGAGCTGCTAACCCGCCGGATGGCATTCGAAGAAGAGGACGTTATTGTCCACGACACTTTCGACACTTTCCCGTGGGATGGTGCCGTTGCTCTGCAACGGGTCTTGAAGAAGCGGTTCGGCTGGGCCGATGCCGTCGGCATCCCCGGGATGTTCGGCAAAACTCCGCCCCAGCTGATCAGCGTCGAAACTGGCCCCGGTCACGTCCAGCAAGTCCCATGGGGTCGCTTCACTCTCCCAGTCATCGAGGGATTCATCCAAACTGGCAGCCAGCGTAACAACAAAGGCCGGCTGGTCTTCTCGCTCGGCGCTAACGTCAAACGCAAGTCCGAGGATTACGTCCGCGGCCTCTACGATGAGGTTAGGCAGGAGATCCTCAACCACTCTATCTACAAGGGACAGGCCGTTAAGTTGCGATTCCTTGACGACGACGGCGATCCGCTCGATATGCCGCAGGTCAGCTTCATGGACACCAGCGGCATTAGCGAGTCCTCGCTCGTCTACAGCGCTGATTTGATGACCAACGTGACGACTAACCTCTTCACTCCTATCCGCAGGGCCACGGATTGCATCGCCAACGGCATTCAGCTCAAGCGGGGCATCCTCTTAGGTGGAACGTACGGCTGTGGCAAGACGCTAGCGGCGGTGGTCGCCAGCAAGATCGCAGTGGACAACGGCATCACATTCATCTACGCCGAACGGGCAAACGAGCTAGGTCAGGCCGTTGAGTTCGCCAAGCAGTACCAGTCTCCAGCGGCTGTAGTGTTTTGCGAAGACATCGACAGATCGATGAGCGGCAATCGCTCAGTCGAAATGGACGAGATCCTCAACATCGTCGACGGAATCGAGTCCAAGCGGAACAACATCATCGTGGTTCTCACGACCAACAATATGGAGGCCATCAACGACGCGATGCTGCGGCCGGGCCGCTTGGATGCGGTTATCAACGTCACGCCGCCGGACGCGGCAGCCGTCGAGAAGCTGCTGCGACTCTACGGCGGTCGCGCGATCGATAAGGACACCGATCTCTCGGCCGTAGGCAGGCAGCTCGCTGGCAATATCCCGGCGGTCATCGCCGAGGTTGTCAAGCGCGCTAAGCTCCACCAACTCTCGCACCAGTTACAGGGCACGCAAGTCACTGAGCTGGGAACCGAGGCGCTGTCGGAGGCCGCCAAGTCCATGACCCACCAGATCAGCCTGCTCAACCGCGGCCCCAAGGCCGAGGCTCCGCCGCTGGAGAAGAGTCTCGCTGACGTGGTGCACCGCGCGATGCAGAACGGTGCCGCGGACGGCATTTTGCATCAGATCGATCGTCGCGTCCGCGACGTGCAGGAGTGGGTCGAGAACCAATAGCGCGAAGACGCGCTATCTCGAAAGGAATTGAGCCGACCGAGTAACTGGAAACTAGTTGAGTGTTTCCCAGAGCGCACCGGAGGTTGCGCTCGAGGAAGCACCCACCAACCACCAAGGACACTAACCATGAGTTATCTAGCTCGAAAAGTACCGAAAGACAAGCTTGCGTCAGAAGCCGCCGCCAAGCGGCCCTTTGGCCCCGGCTTTAACGAAGCTGAAATCAGTTGCGCCGAGTCCATGGAAATCTGGTGCTCGTCCGCCACCGACGGCGGCAGCGATTGGGCCGAATTTCGCCTGCTCGACAGCAGCGGCCGTCGCATCGCGACAGTCGTAGTGGAAGGTTACTAGCTGCCGAAGCGGCAGCTCGGAGGCTCACCATGAAACATATG